TTTGCGGTGGTGGGGGTGGGGTTCGTCATTCTCAACAAGAAACTGCACGACCATGACATCTTCGATGGTGGGACCAACCCTAAGATTGTGAAGCTCGCTGATACCGTTCTTGTGATCGACGGGCCGAAGATCAACATCAAGTCCACGGATGACCCGCTTCTCACTACAGGCCGGGGGTCAGATAGTGTTTTCGACATTCGGGCTGCGGTACGACCTCGAATTAGATGCCAACTATTTGGCGCCTGGAACAGAGGGCTTTTTCTCTATCACTGTTGGGCTCCCGAGGTTGAACTTCAAATAGGCCCGTGGATGATGAACCGATCTGCGGCTACTCAAATTCTGGGTTATGGATGCATTCTTTTTAATGGCACTGAGGGCGCCCGCGTTAGCGTTCGCGGTGAGGGGTGCCGTCATATATGTGACACTGGCCAGTTTTCGGTCACATCAGAAACTAACGATAATTTTTTCCAATGGGGAGCGCCCAAGAATAATCTATTTTACAATTGTGTATCAATCAACTGCTATGAGACAAGCTATTCCACGCATCGTGGTGCGCGGAACACAACCTTTATGAACTGTGTGTCAATAAATTCTGTAGGAACGGGGCTTACCGGGAGCGCTGAATTTACAGGCGGTATGATAAACAGAGGGCTAAACACCAAGGTATTTAACTTTCTTGTCATCGGAAGTGAACGGGGTGTGTTTGAACACTCAGCTGCCAAAGCCTATGGCGAAATGAACCGGCCAACTTATGATGGGTTGCATGTTGAGGCTCTGACCGATCCGAGTGTTATAACGACCGGACTTATTGTCTTCGAGGCGGAAGCGACGGCGGGTGATAATGTAATTCATCTACGGAACGCCACCTTTACCGGCCCGATGGATAGGGGGATGACAACTTGGCCGAATGCTGCTCCGGTGCTTGCCGAAAATATTCGTTTTACAGATTGTGTTACTCCAATTTTGCAAGGCACTAATCAACGCGTCGATCTTAGAGGGGCCATTTTCGATTATCGTGGCGCTATAAGTTCTCCAATAGAACTAGTTAGGGGAGACGATGGATCAGTTCTTAATATGACTGATTGGCAGGTAATCGGGACGAGTGGAGAGGGGCCGTCGAACTTCTTTACGAACGATGATGTTAGCACTTGCACGGTGAGGTTAGGAAAGGGGCGCAGCGACTATCAGCCGACTGCTATATACAAGTCTGGCGATCCCATCACAGTTGAACCTTGGGATAATATAGTCGATCCTCAATTCCAGACTTTCACTGCTAACGACACTACACCAGATGTCAGCCGTGGAAAGCTGTTCAAGACTAATAATAACACCTCAACTAAAACGATCACCATGCTTGACGGTGGGGTGGATGGGGCCATGGTGCGGATTATCATCAACGATGCTTTTACAGCCGTTGATTTCACAGGCACGAATCTCAAAGGTAATGGTGGGGCTGATTGGTCGCCCACCAGCGGCGATCACATGACCTGTGTGTTTGATGGTACAGACTGGTACTGTGACATAAGCGATAACACGGCATAAAACAAAATGCCAGAAAATATTCAAACAAATGTTGTAGTTTGTGAAGGTGGACTTAATAATCAAGCCAATCCTATAACAATTGATCCTGGTGAAACTATTATTTCTATCAATTATGAGCCAAGTCTTTTAGGCGGATATCGTAGATTGAGTGGCTTTACAAAATTTGATACAACAGAATTTCCAGGGACAGGTGATAGAATCTTAGGAGTTTCTGTTTTTGGTGCCGGGGTTTTAGCTGCAAGAGATAATTCAACTCCTAATGTGGATATTTATGTTTCGTCTGGCTCGGGCTGGGGAGCAAAAATAAATACAGATACTAGAACAGCAGGCGGAAAGCATTTTTTCACTAAGTATGATTTTACAGGGACTCGTAGAATAATTGGAGTTGATGGAAAGAATAATCCATTTAGATGGGATGGTACAACTTATACATTATTAAATGCTGCTGGTTCTCCAGCTAACGCAAAATATATTGCAGAATTTAAACGACATATATTTTATTCTGGATATACTTCTAATACTGGCGCAATTACATTTAGTGCCCCTTTAGATGAAACAGATTTTACTGCTGCTAATGGTGCTGGTGAAATAGTAGTAGGAGATACTATAGTTGCATTAAGAAAGTTTCGGGACCAATTAATAATATTTTGTGATAATAGTATTTTTAAGCTGGTTGGTGATTCTAAATTTAATTTTGAATTATTACCAATTACTATTGATATTGGGTGCGCTGCTGCTGATACTGTACAAGAAATAGGTGGAGATTTGTATTTTCTTGGACCAAACGGTATTCGGACAATTGCAGGAACTGAGAGAATCGGTGACATTGAATTAGCAACTGTCTCTAAAAACATACAAGATCTATTTCCAAATGTTTTAGCTACTTCTAATGTAAATATAACTAGTGTTACTGTCCCATCAAAAGACCAATACAGACTATTTTATTCAAATGATAGCGACGCTGTTGCAGATGCATTAGGTATTATCGGGGGAATAAAATTAGACACACAGGGCAATCTTAAATGGGAGTGGGGGGAGTTAAAAGGTATAAAAGCATTTTGTGCAGATAGTGATTTTATTGCAAATCAAGAACGAGTAATGCATGGTGCATTTGATGGGTTTATATATGAACAAGAACTTGGAACTGATTTTGCTGGTACTGCTATAAATAGTGTGTTACAAACTGCTTATAACCATTTTGATGATCCTTCTAAACGTAAAGTTATCTATAAAGCAACAATATTTTATCAAGCCGAAGGTGTTATTAGTCTAGATGTTTTTGTTAACTACGATTATGATGAAGGTACTAAGTTACAACCAGCTAATTTTACAATAGCAGTAGGGGGAAGTACAGTTGTGTATGGTGCTGCTGTGTATGGTACAGATGCTTATGGTTCAGCAGAAATCCCACGAAAAGAACAAACAACTATTGGTTCAGGATTTCAAGCCTCTTTAAAATTCTTAGCAAATGATAGTAATCCAGCCCACATAATACAAGGCTTTGCACTTGAATACGGGCTGGCTAGTAGGAGATAAACCATAGTAGGATACACACGTCAATCGGCAGGCTCTATAACAGATGGAGCAACAATTCAAGCCTCTCATTTTAACAATGAGTACAACCAACTTGAGTCTGCTTTTAATGCAACAACGGGCCATGACCATACTGGTGGGGCTGGACTAGGGCCAACCATAGCACTATCAGGAGGCTCTATTGGAGTTACTGGTACGTTAGCTGTTGCTAATGGTGGTATTGGTGTTACCACATTAACAGATGGGGGTATTCTATTAGGCTCTGGAACTAATGCTGTTACTGCTATGGGGGTTTTAGCAGATGGATCAATTGTTGTTGGTGATGGTGCTACAGACCCTGTAGCAATAACAGCATTCACTTCTTCTACTGGACTTTTAATTCATGAACGTGGGGGTATTGAAGCTAATATTTCTGCTATTACAACAGATCAATTCCTTGGGGGTACATCGGCAGGCGTTATAGGAATAAGAACTGCTGCACAAGTTACCACAAGCCTTGCACTAACTATTGGTACAAACACACAAGCGTTTGGTGCTAATTTAGATCAGATTGCAGCACTAGTACCAACAGCAGATAATTTTATAGTGGGTAATGGATCAGCATGGACTCTTGAAACTCCTGCTAATGTACGAACTAGTCTAGGCTTAGTTATTGGAACTGATGTTCAAGCTGAAGATCCTGTATTGACTGATCTTGCAGCATTGTCAGCAGTTGCAGATAATGAATTTATTGTTGGAACTGGTGCTGGTGTGTACGCCCATGAAAGTGGTACTACTGTTAGAACAAGCCTTGGATTAGGAACAGGGGATACACCTGAATTCATCAAACTTGGTGTTGGCGGAACTCTGACAGACGGCACTTTTCACGTCATCACGGCAAGCGCGGGCCCAGTGGCGGCAGATGCTGCTGGGGACGATTTAGTCATCGAGAATAATACAGATGGCGGGATTACTATTCTTACGCCGAATAATGCAACGGCAGCTATATATTTTGGTGATCCACAAAGTGCCACTAGTGGCGGTGTACAATACCAGCATTCAACGAACACTTTACAGCTTCGTGCTAAGGGGGCAGTTCAGGTAACAATTGATAGCAACGGCGTTACGATGCCGAACCAACCTGCCTTCCTGGCATTCAACAGTGCAACGGATGGGAATGTAACAGGCAACGGTGCCTCAACAACGATTGATTTTGATACGGAAGTCTACGATCAAAACGCGGATTTCGCGGCTGATACATTTACCATGCCAGCGCCAGGAGGTAAATGCTTACTTACAACCAGCGTTCAGATCAGCGGACTAGTCAGCGCGACGAATATAGCCTTATCAATCGTTACATCCAATAGGAGCTATCGAACAGATTTTTCAAGTCCGCCAGACACGCTCTTTACAGTCCAAATGAGTTGTGTGGCCGACATGGATGCGTCGGATACGGCGACTGTGGTGGCCATTGTCTCCGGCATGGCGGGGGATACAGCCGATGTTCTCGGCAATGCGACCACCTTGTTAACCCATTTCTCAGGTTGTTTACTTGCATAGGAGAGAGAGAAAAAAAAATGGCAATATATACGTTCACTATTGGCAACATTACGGTTACAATTAATTTACCAGTTCTTGAAGAATCTATTCTCGCTGATCAAGTGGTTAGTCCGGCAGACTGGATTGAAGGCTTTACTAATCATATTTCGGCTAAGATTGAACGGCATAAGCAAATTATTGTTGATAACGAAATCACAACAGCGCGAAAGTCTGGGAGATTAAACCGACTTTCAGCAACAGACGACGCAATTGTTCAATCTTTGTTTAACCGTCCTGGTTATAAAAATCGTAATCAACGAGAAAATGGCTAGTGCTGAAAGCAACAACTAATTTAAAGGGTCTAAATTAAATGGTAGATATTTTTCCAGAATTTCCCCCTAGTGACGAACAAAGGCAGCTGGATATTTTTGGCAACCCAATTAATTTTGATAATACCCAACAAGTAGGAGATCTAGTTGGGAATTTAGTTAATCAACCCTCTTTACCTCCTGGCACTGAAATAGTTCCTGAACTACTTGAACCTGGGAAGGATGAATTTTTACAGCCTGCTCCTGTGTTAGATACAGGATTAGCTGCTACAGCACCAACAGTAACAGCCCCAGGAGTAGAATCACAATTTGATGTGAGTGGTGATGTTAGTGATGTAGTTGCACCAACACTTGATGTTGATGCACAAACTGCTGAAGTCCTTGATCCAAATGCACAACAAGCAGCTACATTTGAAGCTTCTCTATTAACTCAAGAACAAATTGAAAGTGCGTTGGTTAGCACTGAATTATCTAAGCTTTTGGACTTTGAGGCTGGCGATGTACCTAAAGAGTTTAAAGGCGCAATACTAGCAGCTACAGCAGCAGCTAATGCTCGTGGACTTGGTTCAAGTACCATAGCAGCAGAAGCTATAGCGGCAGGACTTGTAAATGCTGCTTTACCAATTGCTCAAGGCAACTCCCAAGTTCGTTTATCTTCTATGTTATCTAATCAAGCAGCAGAAAATGTTGCTAAACAATTTAATGCAACTAGTAAGAATCAAGTCCGACAATTCTACGACAGTTTAAAATCACAAATAGATCAATTTAATGCTTCTGAGACAAATAGAATTAATTTACAGACAGCATTAAGCCAAGCACAATTTGATATCAATGCTCAGATCACAAATGCACAGAATGATCTTGCTGCTGCAACTACAGAGGCAGAACTATCTGCTGCTTCTGAGAGACTTGAATCACAATTAGCATTACAGGCAGCTGTACAAAGTGCCCAACTTCTTGCACAAATAGAACAATTTAACACGGGACTTGCAGATTCTAGACAACGATTTAATATTGACAACCAATTAATAATTGATCAAAGCAACACCCAATGGCGAAGATTAATTAATACAGAAAATACTGCTGCCACTAACGCTGCTAATCAGGCCAATGCTATGAACTTATTAAGTCTTTCTAACTTTGCATTATCTGCATTGTGGCAACAATTTAGGGATGAAGCATTTTGGGCGTGGACTTCTGGAGAAAATGAAATAGACAGAGCGCATAACCTAGCTATTGCTGCATTTAATAGGCAGACATTGTTTGATCAAATTGATGAACAACAAGAGGCGGATTTGTTTGAACAGATTGGACAATTTGCTTTAAATCTTATTGGGAATATTTTTGATGATTCAGAAGAAGAAGAAGAGTAATATATATGTTTGATTTTATTGGGGATCTTATTGATGATGTTCTATCTATCTTTGGCGTAAGTGGTGGAGACGTTATTAGTGGTCTTATCACAACAGCTAGTGAGTTTATAATAGGCGGTCCGTCAGGACAACAACGCCAGACTCAGCGTCAACCTGAAAGTAAAATTGCAGGTGGTGTTGCTACTGGGAGAGTACCTCGACCGGATGTTCCTGGCGCTCCGGGTGTAGCTGATGTAGATGCTTTTCATGCAGAATGGTTAGCAAGAATGCGCAGATTCGCTTCACTAGCAGCAATAGTAGATACTGGTGGGCCTCGAACGCTTGGCACACAAGCTAGGAGAAACTAATGGCACATCAACAAGGTTTTGCTTCTAAACCTGAAACCCCTCAACCTCAACAAAATAATCCTCAAATTGATCCTAAAGCACTTCAACAACCGCGAAAACGCCCAAGTAGATTTAGTGCTCCTGTACCTGGAGAATCTTTAACTTCAACGCCACAAAATATGGTGTTTGAAAAGCCTCCACAGTTTACTGATCTTGAAACTGCTACAGAATTTATTTGGGAGCAATTAAATAAAAGAGGCAGCATGTTAAAATTATTAGCTATGCTAGATAAACAAGTACCTGTTGATGGGATTGTCAAAACAATTCTTTTTAGCGGGTTTGCATCTGGTAAATGGACTCCCGATTTAGCTATCCTAATGGCAAAGCCTATTATAGCAATGGTAATGGCTATTGGTAGAGGTGCAGGGATTAAACTACGAAACAAAACAGAAAAGAAATCTAAAGGACAAAAGGACTTAGAGACTATTATTAACATAGATACTGGAAAAGTAAATGGCTAATTTTCTTAGAAGCTTTGGAACTGGGTTTTTAAGTGCAGCCAATCAAAGATTTGCTGAAGATCGTAAATTACAAATAGCTAATGATGCTGCAAAAGCAAAACTTATTAGGGAAAAGATTTTGCCTGATTTTCAGGCATTAAAGATTAGTGGCCCAAAATCTAAAAAAGATTTGGAAAACAGTCTATCTATAATTAATCAATTGGGTGGCGCAGGAAGTGGTGTAGCACAAGCGGCAGTAGCTGGTGGATTAATAACTACTGGGGAAGTTCCAGAATTTCTACAAAATATACCGTCTGAAGTTAAAGAACGTTTAGCTGCTGATCCTTTTTCGTTTACTCCAGGCCAGACAGGTAAACCGTCTTTAGAAGAGTTTGCAAGACAACGTGGTGTTTCTGTTAATGATCTTATAAAAGCTGGAATTGATCCTAGTCAATTTCCTGGCACTCCTGGTGTAGCTCCACAAGTTACCAGAGGTCCAGAGGATCGGGTACAAGGATTTGATATTACACAAGCATTACCTTCACCACAAGAACAACGGGTAGAAAAATTAGCAACAGCTTTTGTTGGTAAGGCGAATATGTTTGCTTCTAATCAAGATTTTAATCAGGCTAAACGGGCGTTTAGACAGGGGGATTTTGAAACAGTTTTAGATTTAACTGCACGTTCACCTAATATACAGAATAATATCTTCCTTCCTATTTTAGAACAGATTCTTGAATCTGGTATTGATAGTCTTAATCCCAATCAAATAATACTTTTAGATTTATATAGACAACGAGATCCATTAACTCAAATGATGAATATGTTTTTATTACAAAATAAAGATGAATTTGAAATAATGATGAAAGAACTTGTAGCAACTGAAGAAATTACAGAACCGCCAGGGCCTGATGCTTCTGATGAAGAAAACTTTAGTTGGTGGGAACAGAATATAGCCCCAATACTTAATTGGGCCACAGAAAGATGGAATAAAATACGTGGACGTAAACAATAATGCCTGATCCCCGGAAACTTGAGGGGGGGCTAGTTCAACCAATTCCCCCTGAACAGTTAGAACCAACTGTTCCTGAATTAACTGGTCTAGATCAACTAAGACAATCTCTTCCTGAAGCTATGGCTCGTGGTGTTAGCCAAGGTCTTATAGGCTCTTTTGAAATAGGATTAGAGTCTTTTGCTTTAGAAATGCGTCAATCTCGTGGTATGACTATAGATTTTGCTAGTCGGGGTAGGGCCGCTGCTGTATTAGATGAAGATGAATTTCAACAATACATTAAAGATGTTATGGGTAGTCAATTCACAAATGTAAGAAAAAGCCAACTTATTAGGGGGGCTCAAGCATTACGTGAGGGAACAGGAACACCTGAAATATTTGATAAAATTCTTTCGCTTGCTCCTAAAGAAGATAATACAGTAACTCGGGCGCAAGCAGCTATGCGTGCTTTCATTAAAGAAAATCTTGACATTGATCCTGAATTACAAGAAACTCTTGCTGTTGAAGTTGCTACAGCTGCTGGGACCGGAGTAGCTTTTGTAGCTATGCGATTTATTCCAGGTATAGGTCAAGTATCTATGGGGACTTTCGCTGCTTTAGTAGGTTCTGGAGAGTCTATTAAACGGGCTGTTGAAGCTGGTGCTTCTAATGAACAACAAGCCAGAGCAGGGCTTCTTGGGGCAATGGCCGGTGCAACTAATATAATTCCTATTGAAAGATTATTCAAACCCTTCAAACGTATCAAAGGATTTAAGGGTGCATTATATGCTATAGCACAGAGAATGGTCTCTCAAGGACTTCTAGAAGGCTCTCAGGAGGCTGTAGAGGGCTTTATGCAGAATGCTATAGCCAGAGTACATACCTCAGATCAAGATTTATTAGAGGGTATTGAAAGACAAGGACTAGTAGGCTTTCTTGTAGGAACATTATTCGGTGGTGTTGGGGCTATTCCTCGTTCTCAAGCCGTTACATCTGAATTTATCCGCAAGGGTCTATTAGGCTATCCTACTGCTACTGATCTAGTCAATCAGCAAACTGGTGAATTTCAATCAGTTCCTGAAATTGTAGGTAATATTCGTATTGACAAATTTGATCCTGCTGATATGCAGAATCTTATTAAAGAAAGAATTCAAGTTGCTGGAGTATTATCTAGTACTGCGTTAGATGAGTCTTCAATTACATTAACAGAGCCTGAGTTTGCAGAAGCCAGACGTGGAGGTAGGGATGTAGAAGGAGCCCTAGTTCCAATAGAACTTATTAACAAATTAGCAGCAGAAATTGGTGCTGATCCTGCTAAACTTGGGCCTGTATTAGAGAGAGAATTTGGACAGGCTTTAAACGCAGAACAAATAATGGCTCTACGTATTACCGTCGCACAGGCTGGTAATGACTTTTTTGATAAGGGGGATATTTATAGAAACAATAAAACATCTGAAAATAGAGCACAGGCAGTATTAGCCTTACAGAGATTTGAAGCTATTCTAGAAACTTTATCTGGTGCAGCCGCAGAAGCTGGACGATCTGTAAGGATATTTAGAGAGCCTGTTTCTGGTGAAGAAAGAGCAAAAGGCATTGAACAAATATTAAAATTAGTAGGTACAGATAAATTTGATGCTGCTATGGATATGTTTTCAAGTCTAGAAACACCCGGACAAATAGCTGAACTTATTGAGACAGGGCGAATTACTAAAGCTGGACCAATGGATATGCTAGTAGAAGCATATATAAACTCTTTACTTTCTGGTCCTCAGACACATGCTGTTAATATTATATCTAATACCGTAACAGCAATCGGCTCTGTATTTGAAACAGCAACGTCTGGTATACTAGGTAAAACTGTTTATATTGGTGCTAAAGATAAAGTTTATTTAAGAGAAACTAGTTCTCGTGCCTATGGAATGATAGCTGGTTTTGGTGACGGTATGGTAGCACTAGGAAAAGTTATTTGGGACGAAAGACGAGCTAGTGAATTATTAAAAACAGAAGCTCGTTTTAAACGGGCCATTCCCTCATTTAAAGTAGGACCATTTAATTTAGGAGGAAGTACAATTCGTATTCCTACTAGATTGCTTGCTGCGGAAGATTCTTTCTTCAAGGCTATTGGATATCGTATGGAACTACAACAATTAGCCAAACATGAAGCTATTGTTCGTGGTCTAAAAGGAGTTGAGCACAGGCAATTTATAAGGGACTTTCCAAAAATATTAAAAGAAATGAATAAAGCCGAACAGCTTGCTATTAAAGCGGGAGTCTTAAATAAAAAAGGTCAAGATAAATTTATCAGAGCTAAATTAGAAGAAGCTGGATTTCCTCTATCACAAGAGCAACTTGATCGTTATCAAGATGTTAATTTACAAGCGATAGAAGCGGCACACTATCAAACATTCACAAAGCAGCTGGGAAGAACTGGTCAGGCCGGTTTAAACTTCCTTAATTCACATCCTGCACTTAAATTTATTGTGCCTTTTGCTCGTACTCCTACAAACATTGTTAAGTTTGCTGGTGAACGTACACCATTTTCTTTGTTTTCTCCCAGAGTACGGGCAGAACTAATAGGTAGAAATGGGTTTTATGCCTCACAACGTCAACAGGGTAAATTAATATTTGGCACAAGTCTTATGACATGGGCAGGTTCCTTGGCAGCACAAGGATTATTAACAGGAAGTGGGCCAGAAGACCCAGAAGAAAAAGCTAGTTGGTATAACACTGGTGAATGGCAACCAAACTCTGTTAGATTTTGTAAAGATTGTCCTTGGATTTCCCTTAGTCGTGTTGAACCACTCGGAATTATACTTTTTACGGCGGCAAACTTTCAACAAATAGCCAGCAAACTTCCTGAAACAACTGCTGATGAATTAGCTGTAGCAATATCAGTAGCTATTACAGATAACTTAGTTAGTAAAACATGGCTTACTGGGCCTGCGGCATTAGCTCTTGCTATTAACGATCCAAACAGATACGGTAAAGCGTTTATGGAACGTTTTGTTGGTTCTTTAGTTGTACCCACAGGGATAGCTCAAATAACCAGAGTTGAAGATCCGGTATTAAGAGAAGTAAATAGTATAATGGATGCAATTAGGCGTAGACTTCCATGGTCTTCTCCTAATCTTGAACCTAATTACAGATGGGATGGAGAGATTATATCTTTCCAAGGTAGTTTTGGTCCTGACTTAGTATCTCCGTTATACAAAACGGAAAGACCAGAACAACCTGATGTAGTTAATAGAGAGCTTGTTAGTTTGGGAACAGGAATTAAAAAGCCTACGCCAGAGATTGAGGGAGTGGATTTATTAGAGCTTCCTGGGGGTGCAAGACTTTATTCTCAATACATTGTAATGGCTGGAAAACCTGCTAAAAAAACTCTTGAGGCTCTTATCACAGTTATGCGAAATGGGCCTCAAGGAAATATATGGGATATACAAACTAATGAAGAGAAAGAAAAACGAATTAGAAAAGTTGTAGATAGATTTAGAGACGCGGCTAAAACAGTAATAATGTTTTCTAACCAAGAGCTTTTTGCAGCAATTACTAAAAAGAAAATAGATAGGGCTACAGCAATTAGAGCAGGAAAACAACTATGGCCTGACGAAACAGTCAAAGCTATTTTTGGTAGCTCTCCCCCAAAAGGAGAGCAATAATGGAATATACTATCTTCTTAACACTTCTTGAACAATCACCAGGACTTATTGGTGTTATAGTAATTGCTTTGGCCTTTATAAAATATATTCAAAAACGTGATGGACTTATGAAAACTCTTACAGATAGTTGTAATTCAGTGCAACATGAATCAAACCAAGTAATGCGAGAGACCAAAGAACAACTTGGAAGAAATGCTGAAGTCTTATCTGAAGTATTTCACACTATTAAATATATAAATGAGCAGAACGGAAATAGGAACCATTAAATGATTAAAAGAGGAGTTAATGCTGACGGACTTCAACCCGAAATTCTATTAGCTATTATAGAAGCTCGTGAAATATACAGAGATTTAAATGCGGAATTAATTATTACAAGTTTACTAGATGGTAAGCATATGCCTGGCTCTTTTCATTACAAAGGGTTGGCTGTTGATTTAAGAACCAGACACTTAACTAAAACTGATCGTGCTCTTGTAGCAGCGAGACTTAGGGTAGCACTAGGACCAGAATATGACGTTGTATTAGAAAAGACTCATATGCATGTAGAATATGATCCAAAGGAATAAATTAATGCTTCCAGTCGTACTTGTTCATGGATATAAATATGATCCAACCGCTACAAATGAAAATAACCCCCATGCTACGATCTTCAAAAAATGGAGAAAGCAGCTTAAGGGTTATTCTGTAATCGACTACGGGTGGTTTTCTGTACCACTGACCGTATGTAATATATTTAAATCATGGTCGAACGGCTGTTACAATACCTATAGATGGGCATGGCGTCTAGCTAAGGAAGAGTCAAATAAACTAGAAGATGTAATAAATGATATAGGAGAATGTAATATAATTGCACACTCCCTAGGCACTCGTGTTGCCTTACAGGCGATTAAGAATAAGGCCAATGTTCACACAGCTATCTTTCTAAATGGCGCAGAATATTCTAACACAGCAGCTAACATTGCTGAATTATCACAAACAAATTTTCATAATATGTATGTTAAAACTGATGATGTATTAAGAAAAGTAGGGAGATTTGCTCCCCCATTCTTTGGTGATGATATTTTTATTGGGCAGGCAGGGCTTCAAGTTCGTTTAGATAATTGGAAAGATTACCAACTTGATAGCAAAAAAACTCAGCTATGGGGGAAAAACAAAGGCTATGATTTACGCGGGGATAATCCCGATAGTATAGGGGACCATGGGTATAGTCACACATGGCTACCTAATTGGGAACTGTATAGAGATATATTAACAGAAAAGGGGAGCTTTTAGCTCCCCTAATTCATATCCAGCCCGGTTCAGGAATAAAGCATCACCTCCAAATATTTAATAGCTTTATATAAAACCATATTTTAATTGGTCCAACATGTAGTTGAATTGCTGGTGCACATAAACAGGGCCAATAAAGTAATGAAAGTCCTAATGAAATACGATAAGGATAAAATGTAAAGCCGCCGCCGATCCGACCAATAAAAAAATCTCTTTGTTTTATTTGCAACATAAACTTCTCCTAAGTAGCAAGCATGCGTCTGAGTGTATGACCAGACATACCAGAATAATAATGACACCCACAAGTAACTATATATACCTTACAATCATTGCAGCGTTTCTCTGTCCATTCGCAATAAGGAGTTACACAAGAACCAAAATCACAATAAGTTTCAGAAATATTTTCATGTTTACATTCTCTAACCCCATCCCAAAATTTCATATTACTCATACTTCACTCACTAAATGTTAATTGTTGTCCTATATTTAAGCCCCATGTGAACCATGCAGTAGCAAACCAACTACCGCTACCTTGACCTGATGGGGTCTCAAAGTTAATTCTTTTAGGTAAGAATATAACCTCAACGCCATGTTCTCTAAATAGAGCTTGGCGTCTTTTAGTTTCAAATGTAGTTAATGGGAGTAACAGAGCAAAGGGTTTTCCTAGTTTATAACACCGTGCAAGGAATTCATTCTTTAAAGAATATGGGGGATTTGTAATAATACAATCAAAGTCTTTACCACAATCCTCAATTAAGAAATCACACCCAACAGTAATATCCGTACCAAAACATTCTGTTACAAACTTATAAAGCTCATTAACTAAATTCCCATTCCCACAAGCAGGCTCCCAAATACTCCAGGCCACATCTAGATAAGGAATAAGAGGATGTACAGCATGTGCAGGGGTTTGAAAATCATCACTACTCACTACATTCTGAGGAAGTTTCATAGCTTACTCCGTGTGTTAAGAAGAAAAATTGATCCAATCCAATCAGGTGGTGTAGTTCTAGCAAACACAACAGCCCCTTTTGCATATCTTTTATTCCTTTGTTGGTCCATACTAGCACCAGTAGTAAATACATCGTCTACAATAAGTACTGGTCCTTCTGTTATATAATCTTTTAATCTATTTGCTAAAAGTAGCCCACCTCTTGGGACACCCTCTACAGAACCAAATGAACCAACCATATTTGAAACTAACCAAGCTAAACATTCCCAATCTTTGTATGTAAGATTAGCACATTCTATTTTAAATGGTAATGTTAATCCGCTATGGGATACAAAATCTTTTAATACAAACATTTCTTTAATCTTTCCTATAAGGTGACTTAGTTTTAGGTGGATATCGCTCTGCTTCATGCCACCATCGCACACACATAGGACTATCAAAATACTCTTCAGGTGGCCCCCAAGTATCAACAACATAGTCTGGCTTTTCTATTATAGTACCATTTGTATGTTCATAGTAATACATTACTTCATACTCCTATATTCCCAAAGCCAACTGCCATCAAAACCATCAAAATAGTATCTACCCTTTCTTTCAAAAGTTTCTAACCATCTACAATCACTTGTAGCCACACGTGTTGGTAACCAAGCAAAATATTTATGCCAGATCTTTTTCGCCTCGTGCCGCTCATGGTGTGATCTTCCACAATTGAATTTCATCGCAAATAACTCCTCATGGTTTCATTAATACCAAACAAATCTCTAACAACATTACGTATCATACAGGCAATTGCGGGTGTGGCCTCGTATTCATGATTCCATTCATCCATTATTATTTGAAAATGTTCAGAATTTATATATTCTAAATCTGTTTGAATATCTCCACTATCCGTTAAGCTAACAGAAAAACTAATTAATTTGGTCACGCCCCACAAATACCCCCTCTTTGAGTCAATTCACAAATATCTATATACTCAATAGATTCCTCAAAAACCTCTCCAATTTTCTCTCGTGCTTCTTTATACGATACAGGTGTGAGGGGTTGCCCGCCCCTAGAGCCATCAGCATAACAAGTAAACCCACGTAACCTATGAGCATAAGATGCCAAACAATCAGCAAAAGGCTTAACGGTATCTGGATTATTTTTCTCACTACCCCATTTTGGGATATTGATTGTTGAAGATATTGCTTGGTCCACATAATCTTGAATATCTGCTTGAAATTTAATTCTTTTTTCATAATCGTTTGCCAATTGTAAAGCAGTTTGTAGGCTGTCCGGCTCAACACCATACCGTTCAATTAAATCTTGACCAGCAGCATCAATAACTATTTGGTGATGCCAGCGCGTTCCTTTGAGGTATCTCCTTTTATACGCCACCGCAAAAATGGGCTCAATGCCAGTAGTAGTACCAGCAAGAATACCAATAGAACCAGTAGGTGCAATAGCACAGGTAGCAATAGGAACACTAATACAAAGCCTATTACTAAACCGATTAGCAGTGGCGCGAGAAACAGACCTATAGATTGTAAGCCATTTTTGCAACTCTGGAGTAACTTCATATTCTGATCCTCTTTGCACAAGCCACTCATGTAGCCCCATAAGACCTAAACCAAGGCGCCTATTCTTTTCTCTAATTTGATAGACTTTTTGATAGGGTAAGTGAGCACCTAAAGTACCACACACTAAAAATTTAGTGGCCAAATTAACTACATCAGTGAATTCGTATATATTTTCAATACGACTAAGGTTAATACTACCAAGATTACAAACATCACTATCATCTTCGGAGGTAATTTCGGTGCAAGCATTTCTTAATGTCTCCTGTTCTTGATCGAAAAAGTTGAATGAAAATCCTGGTTCAGAAGTTGATAGAGCCTGTTCACAATTCTTTAAAAACACTTCACCATAATCACCAGTATTCCAATAATCACATAACCATTTTGTACCATAATTAACAGATATATTAGTCATATCTAATGGGGCGCGACAATTAAAATCAGCCTCTTTTAGTTCAGCTAAAGTTTTATCTGTACCGCCTACCTTTATAGTATGCCAATTCTTTATTTCTAAAAACCTATCAACATCAGCATGTTCTAAACTAAGGGAAGCATAGATTGCACTACGTCTTGATCCTCCTTGCATAATGAACCGCCCAATCTCATTGAGCATTTCCATTTTAGCTATTGGCCCGGAAGCGTAACCTCCAGTACCACGTAACAAAGAACCAGAAGGGCGATAAATACTATAATCCACTCCGATGCCGCCCCCTGTAGATAAACAGAGTTCAGCTTTCTTAGAAAGTTCCGCCCAATCTTCACGATTATCCTCCAATGCTTTTAATAGATAGCAGTTATTAAAGAATTTTCTTTTGCGACCTGCGTAATATAGGTAGCGCCCACCAGGAATGAAAAGCATCCTACGTATATATTCTTTTAACTGTTCTTTTTCATCTTCTTTCATATAAGTTGAACAAACATCATCAACTAATGTATTACATAGTTCATCCCAAGTCTGTGCCCCCTCGTGAGCATATTTTTGATTAAATATATCTTCACTAAACCTACTCCTAAATGCTGGATTAAGTTCCGATTTCCACTCTCCCACTTATATTAAGTCTCCTTTCATTTAATAATATCGTATCTTGTCCCCACTATTTTGTCCCCACAATGTTTACACACCATTGCCCCGAAATTTTTATACAGAGGATGCCAAAAATATGAGTGGAAACCTAATCGGCAACGAACTTTCATAATTTCCTCACTTGAATTTTTGAGCCTGTATAAACATCACATAGACTAGCCATTTTTACAGCCTCTTTAGCAGAAGCACCCATACGCATTGCAGTTATAGCAGCCTCTTTTCCAGAACCAATGGCCCAAAACTTTTCATGCACTTTTACTAATGGGCCATAAAAACCTGTAGCTAAATACAATCCTTTTTTATTTAATAGAAGATAATCAAAATCATTATCATTTTTATCACTACTATTATTCTTTCTTATAATTTTCTTATCTTTTTTATAAAGCCTAACAAATTCTACTGCATTATCAAAATTACCACAGGTGCCAATTAACTCATCCCTTACACGAAATATTTTATGCATTTCCATTATAACACTCTCAAACACCCCCTGAGTATCTGCTGCCATTACATTATCACATACTGCCACTGTTGTCATAATGATTCCTTTAAAGATCTATTAACTTTCTCTTGTAATGCCCTTATAAAGTGATACGTTTCCATACAAAGCGGATCACCTGGAGATAAATCTAATCCCATTGACCCTGCTTCTTTTAATCTTTCTAACAGTTCTTCAACATAATTGCTATCTAGCACTAGTTTCCCTCCAATTCAACCAGGAACATATATCTAAAAGTAAATCTAAATTCCTATTATAAAACTTCCCAACAACACTATCTCTATAATCTCTAGAAAAATCATGTAAATAGTAAACAGTATCTTGTAATCTCTTATTAAAATGATAGGTTACGCCAAATTTAATCCCATCCTTTTTACATAATTGACATGCTATAAACTTATTCTTGTGGAATATGAATCCTTTTTTTATTATACTCTTTCTCAGATATTTTTCTAATTCCATTTAAAAACTCTACACATAAGTTTGCTTCAGTTTCTACAGTAAATCGTGCTATAATTTCTGGATATATTGCGCCACGGTTAAGGTCGTATATAAAATAGTATTTTATAAAGGCATCCATAGCATCTGTTTCTACTCGTGAACGTAATATATAACGATTATCTCTTCTACTTGATTCAGCTACAGCCTCTATAATATCGTCATTAGGAACATGAGCAGGCAGAACCTTTCTCTTATTTTTACTGCCCTTTGGTCTACCTCTTCTTCTCTTAACCGAATTTTGTTTCACCATATTTAGTTTCACCTGTAAGGGTTACCTATTTAGCATCTGGAAATAATTCTACTTGTTTTGATGGGCTCTCTTGCTCTTGTACTTTTTCATTTGGGTGTGGCATCAAACTCATTGCGTTATGATATACCTCCCCATTATTCCATAGTTTAACATCTTCATAAGGTACCGCAACACGGCGATACAATTCCATTTTAGCACACTCAAGCACACCAATTATCTCATTAAGAGTTGTATAAGATAAGCCACTATCTCTAATATACCCATCCAGGATGGTGGATATTTTATAGTTTAATTCTCCTGGCCTTAATGGGATTAAAGCATCGTCTCTATCTTCTTGTTTTACATATGGCATTAACTAATCTCCCTTTCTTCCCTAATAGCATCTAAAACATCAGCAGCAAGTCCAGACTCATATCCTAAGCGACACAAACTACTGAATGCTTCCTCATATGTTATATCCTCATTATAATAAGACTCTTCAATCTCATCAATTTTAGCTTCCCAAAGTCTTTTGACTTTACCCATTTACACGATCTCCAGCGGCCATTCCAAATATTCTACAGGCTTTTCTTGTTGTTTAAACATTTCTATCTCAACCGAGATTCCATAACTGTCTTGCCAAGTTGGCATTTGATATACCAGTAACCCCATTGCAGTATTCATAAATGGTGTATCAGCAGGTAGCCATATCTCATGGTCAAGAGGATTCATCCCACCATGAATAGCAATAGGATGCGTATGAGCGATTGGACAATATAACTTAACCCCTTTAGAAATTAACCAAGCTGCACCTTTTGATACCTCTTTAAATGCAGCCTCAATACCATCTGGATATTTACTATAAGGACTTGCTAAATACCAAAACTCATTTGGCTCAATATCTTGAAGTTTATTAATTAATACTTTCATCTAATAGGTTCCTCCTTTTCTTTCTCATAACCTGTACCATCACAGCGAGGGCAAATTTCTGTCGTAGAATACCAGAAATGACAAATATATATTTTGCCCTCGCCGTTACATTCAATACAGGTATTCCGTAATGCCTGTGATTCAACCATCTATGCAGGATTCCAATTCTTCTCCATTACATTAAGCCTACCAGTAAGTCTCTTAAGACGCTTGCGAACAGCATCTATCTTACGCTGTACGACCTTACGTTTCTGAGTAAGCTCACCAACTAATGTAGTTAGCTGAAACTCTTGCCATACTTTGTCAGCATATTCATCAAATGAAGAATCCATTACAACCGGAATAGGGTCGTCACCACCAACCATAGTATACATTTCTACTTTAGCCATTTTTATTTCTCCTTTCAAGTTCTCTATCGGTCCATTCAATAGCAGCCACAGCTAGTGCTGCTGTTTTAATCATTGATTTCCGGAAGTTCTGCAACACATTATCTGTATATGGAGGAAATCCACCAGGAAACCAAATTGTAGCGTATCGAGTAATGTAAGTAACCCAATCATTCAGGCCATTGTAGCTATCATCTACCTCTTTACTATATCCAATCTTTTGCTGGAAGTCCCGCTCATTACTAATTTCAACAAAAATATCTTCTTCTGTAAAATCATCATCAAACTCTTCTACACTTTCTATTTGTGCCATCTATCATCCTCTCCTATGTTATTTTTTTCAAACCAAGCCAAAGCTATCGCACACCATATCACAGATATTAAGTGTCTTTGACCATCTTCTCTATCATACTTCTCTCCCATTAACCATCGTGTCAGATGGCTCATAAGGGCTCTTACTACACGCCCCCATTTAAATCCTTTCTGCCAATTTCGATCATCGTATTTCTTAGCCCCCATCCCATATAACTCTGCTAGTTCTAACAATATATCTGGCGGAATAAGATCAAACCTATCAAGCTTCTCTTTATCATGCTTTGTGCCTTGTTTAACTATAATTCCTTTTTCTATGATGGCCCCACCAAACACTAAATCCTGAGTATCATCCATATCAGCCCTCTTTTAAGAACTCATAAAATTCTTTTGCAGTATTTAGCACAGACTCAGGACCATAGTAATAACAATCACGAGACCAATATGCAACTGATAGCGATAATGCATCCATACGCATTTCGTAATCATCAGGCTCAATCGTGTCTAAGAAATCCTTAAGCTGTTCAAAATCAACATCATCCCCAGTAATTACTACTTCAACCACACGTTTCTCTCTTTCTTCGGCGAGATTAAATATATTATTCATCATACAACTCCTGTAGCCTATTCATTGAGAATACTTCAAGATCATATTCTCCGTCTTTAACATTATGTTTTAACACAACCCCAGACCACCACATGAATTGGGTATTAAGAGCATACTTTTTAGTATATGAAGTATCAATAAAACAACCCGCGCTTAAGCCGTGTATTCTTTTTCCATTTGGTAGTGCTCGCGTTGCATAATCGAACAAATGATTATGACCAACGGTACAAGAACACATCATTTTAGCCAAAAGACTTGCTGCAACATTGGAACCAGATATTGGATCTCCCTTAATCCCACTTGGAAAAAAATGACAATACCATATACCATTTATTTCTATTGGAATACTAAATGGAATAACCTCCCAACCATATTCTTTGTAATTTAAATCAGAAAATCCTATAGTTCCTTCTAATTCAGGGCTACATTCAATAGCTCGTTCTATTCTTTGTTCATGGTTCCCTAAAGTAAGAACTTTTCGAGGTTTGTATTGACTTTTTTTATTTTTTCTTTGTTGTTCATTATAATAATTAATTGGAACCTGAATAAGATCTAATGCTTTATGAGCAGCAGTAATATCATTGTTATACCGCCGGCCTTCAAAGTCTTTTTTTCCTCTATCATAAGAACACAATGCTTCCATAGCAGAAAAATCACCTAAACAAATAATAACATCTGGTTTTTTATCTACTATAAACTGCCCTAAGTGTTTAAATCGTCTGTTATCTTCATCAGGTTTCACATGAGCATCAGGTATAATTAGATGACTTGTCATACACGCTAATACCCCTTTCTAGGCATTACCCTTAATCTTAACATTCGCTAAACTAATTACATTTGTATAATCTATATTATCCTTTTTCTCTAATGCTTCCTCGGGCATTTTTTGCATCTCATTAAGATCTATACCACTCTCCAATAGTTCTTTTTGTAGAGCCCCTTGGCCTGCCTCATAAAGAACTAACGGGTTGGTTTGTAGTATCTCCATAATTCCACGAACTAATAGCAATACATGGGAGTTTCCTACGTGCTCAACATTAGTTTTAGCGTATGCTTGAAAGCCTCCCTGAGTTGCTACTATATATACTCCACCACTTTCATCTTCTAAATCAAATATCTTTTTTTCTTTATCTTTTGTCATTCTACCTCCTATATTCTTTAATAAAAAACTTAGCATCTAATACAGCCAATGGTCTATGCCTATCTTGCCTTATTATAACTAGAGGTTCTCCCTTTCCTGAATGATTTTTACACTGATTGTATGCCTTATAGACAGCAGAAAAACCATCTTTTTGAGATTTACATTCAATTTTAAAATCAAATAAGTATCGTTTATCTTTTGTTAATTTAACATCAACACCACTTTCTCCCATTATAGCAGTAGTTATATCATCAAATGATATTCCTAATGCAAGAAATAGCTCATCCCTTACCCAATTCTGCAATCTTCTCCCTTTAGCTTTGGCTGATTTTATTTGCATTTTCTTTACGTCTTCTTTCTAAAATAGCTGCTAAATCACCACGTAATCTGTCTACATGACAGGCCCTACATACTCGTTTAATAGGTCTACCCATACGCTCACGATCTGGAACCTCAGCAGGATTTTGTCTGCAAATAATACAAAGCATAATTACACTTTCACAGCCATAAAATGTTTCTTAATTTCATCGGGCATTCTTTCATATGTCTCTGAAGGTACATTAACCCCAATGATATTTAAAACATACGCTAAATGACTGGCATTGATCGACAAATGATTTCCAACAAATCGCCATACTACTTTTTGAGGTTCTTCAACAATCACCTCTTCTGGAACAATATCAATTACTTCATCTACCATTTGTATTCCTTTCTATTTCCACTCATATTCTTTTAGTCTATCAGCAGTATCAATTCTAATATTTCCACCGACAGAAAACCCATCTGTAATGTCACAAGTGGAGATATCATAGTCTTCAAGATTTCTTCCAGCATCAGTAAACCATAGTTTCTTTAGTTTTTCCCTATCTTTTTTGAGTCCAACAATAACTTCATCTTGCCCTTCAAAAATTATAATTTTGGTCATTTTCATTCCTCACTGATAAATGTGTAAAATTTCCATGGTTTGTTCTTAGCAGTACTAACAGGACTTGGAAGATACTCTGCATCTGGCCAACAATGTCTCTTGAACTGACAAAAACTACAAACCATAGGCAAAACCATATTCCCTGTTTTCTTCTGGTAATAAATTTCCTCAATGGGCTTAAAGCACTTTTTAAATGGCGCATCAGATGTTAATGAAATAATCTTATCTTCAACATCTTGTAGCGCCTTGAGTCTATATTGCTTATCATATTGAGGAAATTCTAATATCGTTAGCACACCGCTATTCTTATTTAATACTATCCATCCACCCACAGGCTTACCTGTAGCCTCAGAATATAGATACAACTGAGGTATGTATCCAAATGTATCATCTTCAAGTATCTTTTTAAATCCTCCCCTATCTCCAAACTTATTATTAAAGGCAAAGTCAGAAGCAGATTTTATATCCCAAATCTTTCCATCTATTTCCACATCATAGGAACCTGAAAGATCTATTCCTCCAATCTTTAAAGTAACTTTTTGCTGTTCAGATTGTATCTCTATCCCAGCGTTACGCATGAGGAACATTATATATGCTTCTGAAATATCACCCCAAAGATTTCGCGTAATTGAATTGTATTCTCTACTCTCTTTGGGTAGATTATATTTCTCAGCTTGAAGTTGGCATAGTGGTCTACCTATAGAAGACATACGGATAGTAAACTTCTTTTGTTTGTAGCTTTCAAACTGATTAAATAAGGCACTTGAACAGGCAACAGCAAATTGTTTAACAGTATCTTGATTAATTAGTTGCCGATCATTTGTAGCCCTATGCAAAAAGTCTTGGAGCTTTGTTAAGAGTAGCGACATTATTTAATTAGTTCCTTTATCTTATCACGGATTCTTATTGCGCGCATCTTTTCAGCACTGGCCTTATTAAGACGAATTTCTGCTTGGGATAGCGCATGATCTTCAAGTTTCATCGTCTCGCCACAAGCAATAACACAAGCCTGTAACTGAGTGGCAAGTTTCTCTAAACCTTTTACAATTTTATCAACACTCTTAGTCATCTTACTCTCCATCTTTCATAGTTTCGGGAAGTTCATCATTAAGTTCCAAATCTTTTAGAGTTGCCTTTGGAATATCAACATCAAATGGGATTGGATTATTAGTCTTTTCATATTGCATAAGAATTTCTGTATTCTCAAAGTCAATAGTCTCTTGGAACTTCTTCATCATATCAAAATGCTCAGGGGTAAACTCTAACTCCGTTGCATCTATCTTTACCTGGGCAATATAAAACGTATTACTACCTCTTTTCTCACGTTTAGTAGTCATAAGAAATTGATGGTAGATAAACTTTTTACCACGCCTAGTAAAACTATCAATAGCACCATCAACAATTTGGTAATTCATACCTTGAGCATAGAAGACACAAGGCTCTTCAACAACAGTTACTGTATTGTTTTCGTTATCTACAGCCTCTCCTGATACAAGTCCCCAAACCATACGAGCACATTTGATTAGTTTTTGTTCAACTTCTTCGTCTTTGGTAAGATCTTTCTTTAAGGCCCCACGTACTTTACCACAGGCTACTCCCCCCTTTTCGTCAAGAGCCTCTTCATTCCAATTCTTAAATATAATAGAACGATTACTATATTTACTCTCAGCATTATCCCATACACGGTATTGAAAACCACTTAGTAAAGGCCGAAATTGTATTTCTTTAAAGAAAACAACCTTTCCTAATTCAGAATTATACAGAGAATAAGTTCCTACAGGTATCTCCTTTTCATCATCATCTAGGGATTCTCTATTGATCTTTAGACGTTGCAGATTATTCTGCGTGTTCTTGGTTTGTCCTAAAAACTCTAGAAGTTCTTCATCATTTACAGATTTTTCCATAATCGCAGGTACATTAGATTCCATAATATATTATATTTCTTCCTTTCATAAAGATTTATACAGTTTTTTTATTTTAGGTATTTTATATATATACCCTTCTCTTTAAGAGGTAACATAAAAATTAGTGTTTGTCAAGCACTTTTTTCTTATAAATGTCAAAATCTTTATAATTTATCCATTTTATGTAGAGATTTCCACACATAGGGCACTTACTAGGGGGGGAATTTGGGTGAATTGCAAGGCCCTCTCTGTTCCAACCAACACTTGGACCTTGTTTTTGCTCCCATTTACAGCTACATCTAAGACATTCATAAGATGCTAGTTTAAGTTTCATTTTCTTTATGCCACTGTTCTATTTCCTTAAATCTCATAAAAGCTCTGTCTAATTGGCGTATAGCAACACTATTTGTATGGTGAATACAACACCTATCAGCATCTAAAATATTATTAAGCTTAAACTCATAACCTTCTAATAGCTCTTCAACACAATTAACTAAAAAGGTTATAGCATCTTGTTGAGTTTTTAACTGTTGCATTGGAGATTTAGTTTTCATAGCGACTAATTTCACTCCTTAGTCTTGTGATAGGATGTGTATGTATCCCTGTAACTTTATTCTTTAACACATTGATTTGTCTAATAGTTTCATCTTCACCACCATGGCGCATACCTATACCAATAATCAAATCACCTTCAGCAGCCTTACCTGTACGACTGTTCTCAAACTGATCTAAGGTAACATTTAACTTACCCTCAGCCTCCGCAGACAACTGAGAAATGGCTATAGGAGCTACGTTAAACCGCTTCCCAAGCTCCCTGGTGCGTATGTATATTTCTCGTAGCCTTTCATGCGTTCCATTAAATGTTCCTGCAATTTCCACCTTATCAAGCTGATCAATTACCACAATATCTGGTTGAAATTCTTCCACATATCCCTCAATCTGAGGTATAGTTAGGGTAACTGCATCATAAATCTTTAAATTAGTACGAAGAAGCCCACATTGTCTTTTTGTATCCTCTACTGTAGCTTGTATTTCAGAGAATGTTTTACCCGTTAAGGCAGAAACTAATCTAATCTTAGTTCGTACTGCTGGTTCTTCATTAATAAACGCAGCAACCTTAGCGCCCTGCTGTAAAAAACCTCCTGGGGCAGCCACAAGAGATATCCACATAGCTGATTTACCTACCTCTGGCCTTGCTCCAATGATAGTAAAAATACCTGGGCCAATACCACCGACTACTGATTGAAGTTCCACCAAATTGAACCTATATTTAGTTGTGTGTTTTACTAGCTCTATAAGTTCTTCAATATCTGCTGTTACCTCTACAACCTCTGTTTGTAATGGCGTATTCTTTTCTAGTTTGGCGATAAGATGTTTTAATTCAGGGATTTGTGCTACATCACCTTCTATTAGCTCTAGGGAAGCACTAGCTATTTGCCTGCCCATTTCTTTTCTATAAAGCCCCAATAAAATATCTGCAATAAGTTCTTTCTTAGGTAGCGCAACCTCTTTAAGTTCAGTAATTAAAAACTCTATATTCATTTTTGCAGCAGTTGTTAAAGTTGGATTATTCTCCTTATATAACATAAAGATTTCATCTTCACTTAAATCAGTTTTATATTTTTTATGCGCTTCTACAATAGTTTCATATAATCTATTCAATCCTTCTGGAAACATGGCCCTTAAAAGCCGACACTCGTGCTCCTTGAAGAACTCATAATTTAGCAGAAGTTTTAATAATTGTTTTTCAATCATAGCTATCTTCTTGTTTTATTTTTTTATACATAAATGAATAGGTATCAATTACCTGGCTATCAGACATAATTGGTAAATCATCTAAATCATCATAAAAATAAAGTTCATCTGGTGTCGGTATTTTATGGCCACTAGATGTTGTTGGTATTCTCCATGGATGATTCCCTTTTGGTTTTTTCATTATAGACCCTTTTCTTATTCTTGTTTGTATTCATAATAATTTTCAAGCTGTATGCTTTTATCTATTAGCACCATTCTTAAAAATTCATTAATATTTGTTGGATAACTAGAGAAATAATGAAGTCTAGTTTTTACTATTCCAGTACGTATTTGTAAAGTGGCAACAGGAGTCCAAGTTGTTGTACAATTCGTGAAACTATACAAATTACTCGGCATAACTATCACCATTAGTATATTTTATATGTAATCCTTGTATTAAAGCATACCACATAATAAAACTTTGTAATTCCTCTTCATGAGATAGGTAAATTGTTTTTGGTTTATTTATCCCTTTATATTTTGCGTCTTGAAGGAGCTTGTAAAATATAGAATACGCCATCTGCTCTTCTTGGGTTGTTCCAAACTTTAAGTCATTTCTGTTAGACATCAGCATATTTTGTCTCTTTATTTATTAAATCTAATGTCCAACCTAGGGGATAATTACCAATCATAGGATAGCCCTCTAAGCGTGTTGAACGAAGATTTCTACTATATTTGATAACATCAGTGTTATTACCTTTACTTTTTAAAGAAATAGTTACCATATTAATTATATTAGTAATTGCTCTTAAGTCTTTAGCTTTTGCTACATATGTTGTCGCTCTTTTTATACTTATTATACTATAAGGATGTGTGCTACCTGTTAAATAATCATAAATATAAAAAAGAGTACTGGACTCATGATTAACAGCACATACAAATTCTCCAATAGAAAATCTTGGTTTACTCATTATGATCTCTCTATTAATCTATGTTTTACATATTCTAAAATATTTTCTGGGTCTGGATATATCTCTAATTCTTTTTTCTCAAATAGAAAATCCCTATCAGTAGTTTTATCTGTAAACCCACTATCTAATTTTACTCTATAATACATTCCTCCTTTAGTTATAGTTCCAATCTTATAAAATGTACAAGAAGGGCTGCATCCATTTGGTAATATTTTAACTCTATCTCCCACATGAAACATAATCTAAATCCTATTATATTTTTTATTAAACCATTTTAGTTTTTGCTCATCAACATTGGCTTGACTATTTCTCATTCGTCCTTGAGTTAAGAACATTTCTACTGCTCTTTCTTTTGAGATTAAGCTATTAGCTTTGTTATCCTCATGAGGGCTCCAGCCTAATCTTAAAAGAAAGTTTAACAATGCTTCTGGATTGTAATCAACATATTGAGAAAGAGAAAAACTACTATCACGTTTACTTAATTTCTTCCCGTCCTTGAAAAGTAACCCAACATGAGCAAATTTAGGTAGCTTTTGCGCTCTGTCTGGAAAACATTTATTTAGAGCATTCCAAATAGCAATTTGTTTCGGAGTATTTGAGATATGGTCTGTCCCTCTAATGATATAGTTAATAGTGTGATCCCAATCATCCACCACACTAGCCAACTGATAAGTAGGACTGTTATTAGACACATCCCCCCGTAAGAGAATAAGCCTCTTATCAATTTGCTCATAATTTGTTTCAGTGATGGGAATATCTCCTGCAATTTCATCATACCATGCCTCCGGGAGTTCAGGATTGTGAAGAGCTATCGCACCATTAGGTAATCTTATTGCTACTTTTTTGTCTAACAAGATTAATGCAAATCCCGTGTATAAATCTATGTATTCACTCTGACAAAACTGTTTATCAAAGTCTAGCCCAAACCAACCTATCACAGTAAAGATTGCTTTAGATACAGCCTCCTGATTACGTCTTGCATCCGTATCATCCACCCTAACTAAAAATTTACCACCACTAGCCCTTGCAGCCAACCAATTAAAATAGGCTGTTCTCATAGTACCTAAATGCATTTCACCAGTGGGTGATGGTGCTATTCTAGTGTTATATACCATTATTCAACCTTTTTATTTAATAGCACAACTTTCACTAAATTATGCATATCTTGTATAATTTCTATATAGTTCATCCTTTGAAGGAATGATAATTCATCACACTTTACTCTCCATCCAGTAATTAATTCATTTTCCTTATATATTTTTCCTTGTATATAATCCTTTTGATATTGCACAGAAAGCGTAAATGTCCTAAGCACAATAAAATATTTCATTTGATTGACTCATTAAATAATACACACTTTATTAAATCTTCTATATTTTTAGGCTCAGTTATTGTAACCCACCCATCTCTAATAAGATACTTTATTCGCTGTATTAAAGACATTCCCGGACAAGTAGTATTTAAATCCACAAATTCTAATGCGGATTGACAATATATAGTCCCTGGTTGAAACCACACATAAGATCTATCACTTAATTTTTTTAAATAGAATGCGCGTCTAGGGGTAAAAAATAACATCAGCCAATCTCTTCTTTAACAACAGTTTCTAAATTTAATAAATTTGTTCCGCGCTTTATTTCAATCATCAGGGGGGTATCAAGCTCTATATCGTACCTTCTTTTTAACGCCGCAGGAATCTGTCTATGAGATTCAAGAATTAAATCTCGTACAAGATCTAGTTCATCTGGATGTGTATCAATTACTCCATCATCATGGGTTGTAAGACATAACAAAGATTTTGGTTTATATTCTTGCCAAAGATACCATAATTCAATTAACCATACTGGTACTATATCTGCTGTGGCAAACCCTTGAACTGGATAATTCTTAATTTGTGTTGCGTTAGTTGATGTTCCCCATTTAGTACGTTTAGCATTTGGAAAAGCATACTCTCTACCAGATGGCAACACAATCTTTTTAGTTGTAATTGCTTCAGTTTGTAATCTATCATGCCACCTAGCAATATCTTCATGCTTCTCTAAAAAGAATTTATAATACGCCCTTTCATTGTCAGTACCAGTAGATCCGCCGTATAAAGGCTTGAAGGTATGGGGTTTAGCATCTTGCCTAGAGCATTCAATAATATCTGCTGTAACTTGATGTGCATCAACTTTATTTTTAATATCTTCACGTCCTGCTTTATCATTAGCTAAAAATACCGCTGTTCGATACTCTAATTGACCTTGATCTGCATCTGTTAATACACCCCCATCAAACCGCGATATAAACACTTTTCTAATGGGAAATGTATGTACTCTTGGTTGGTTTTGAAGATTAGGACTCCTACTCGTTAAGCGTGCAGTTGCTGCTACGCATTGTAAGTATTGTTGATGTAATATATCATCTTCACCAACAGCTTTTTCAATACCAGCTACAAAAGTGTTTAAATACGTCTCAATTGCATTTAATCGTGTCACCCCAACAAAAAATTCCTTTTCCGGCCCTAAAGAACTTTGAGCTAAATATTCTAACGTTTCTTTACTTGTTCTAAACCCACCCGCTGTTGTTTCATATGATCCACGAGGAATCTTTTTAAATCCTGCAATCTGTGCAAGTTGTTGATAAATAATTCCAACTCCATTACAATCTCTACATGATGTAAGCTTTTTGGCAGCTTCACCAGTTTTATTAATTTTTCTGGATTTTCCTGCGCCCTGGCAAGCAGGGCATTGGTTCGCAGTAGTTCTGTATATAGGGCATGTGTATCTTTTAACATAGTGTACAAACTCCTTTTCCTTCATTCGGGTTCGGTATTTCTGCCGAACTGTGGTGCCTGTTTGTTCTATCCCAATATTAAATATTCTCTTCCAAACAGGTTTATCAGTTACCTTACGACTGTAAATTAATTGAGAAAGCTGTTCAGGACTGTCTAAATTAATTGGTGTATCTCCCATAACATTAGCTACCATTTTTCCTAGTTTATTTTTCAATACTATTTGTTCTTTTAAATACTCTTTCTTAACTTTTCTAAGGGCCTTTTTATCTATTTTAATTCCATTACCTTCCATATCAATTAATACTTTTGTGTACTCATTCATCATTTTTATAGTTGGAATTAATCCTTTATTTTCTTTCTTTTTAAGTTCTTCTTGTTGCTCTAACCAAAGACATAAAAGAGCGTCAATATCACTTATATTATATTCAGAAAGAATTTCAAATGGAACATTTTCCATACTAATATTTTTATCTAGGTATTCTTGTATCAAATCAGCCCTTTTAGTTGCACTTAAATTATACTGTCTACCAAGTGCTTCTAATGATATGGCCTTTTTTATTCCTCTATTTAAAACATATTGTCGTATCATAGTACAATCAATATCACAAACATATTTAAACCCACTTTCCCACAACCACGCCAAATCAAACTTCGTATTGTGACAGACTAATAAAGATGTATTATCAAGAATTTTTTGAATTTCTTCTTTACTTTGTAATTGCTCTTTAACAAAAACAGGCTGTAATTCATGATAAAATAATCGAAATTGAATTTTTATCTCAGTTTGAGACATTTTTAAATAGTATTTTAGAATATTACTTAATGAAAGCGATAGATATGCAACACTTACAAGTTTATTTTTAGGATTATACGGACTCGGATCTTTTTTCCCATTAATAACTTGATAGGTTGTTTCACAATCTAAGAATGTTATGGTCATTGATTTGCTTCTAAAGTTTGATAGTAGAAACTATGTAAAAACCCGAGTGGGGCTTTACCACCAATTTGCCAAAGCCATAAGGCCCTACCAGAGCGCCCGTTGCCATCCGTGAATGGATGAAGTTGCTCGTAAGCTAAATGGGTTTGGTAAGAGTTTGAAGAGCGATTTGGATGAATACTATGTAATAAAACTTCTAATTGTTTTTCAATTTGTGGGCCGCCCGCCGGTGGGTAGAAGCTTCCTACGCGAACATCAAGCCCTGAACGGGCTCTAAGTATTGCTCCTGGTTGTATAATTGATACAAAGGCTTCAAGGTCTCTTACTGTAATCTCTTTATTCGCTAAAAGAACCTCATGCGCTGCTATTTCTTCTTGGGTTGGATTTCTATTTATCCCTTCAATTCTATTACTTTCTGTTATAAAATCTTTAAGAGTCCACATAATCTACTCCATAGTTGGTAGAGTTGAAGTTATAGTCTTAAACTGCTCAACAGTCATTCTTTTATTCCATTCTAACATTGCAACAATAAATCTACCAAGAGAAAATTCTTTTTCAAGAAGATCTGCATTAATAGTCCATGAGCGCCCATCATGTAATTTTGTGCAACACATTAATCGATATCCAGGGTTTGTGTGAATCTCAATAATTTTAACAGGCATAAAAGGAAAATAATGACAGTACAAACAAAAATGCCCTTTATAGCTCCCATTACTCCAATTACCACGAAACACAAAATAGGCCGTATCCCCTATATTAAACATCAAATAATCTCCGTATCTCTTCTGAATTATAGCACTTTAAATCTTCTGTTAAAAGATGAATAGTTGTTGGCCTATAATATTGCAATTCTTTCTGCATACTAAGTGCTAATTTAGAGGCATCTTTATCTAATGCAATAATGAATCTCTCATATTGTAAAAACTCTTTTAAATAATTAGCCTGTAAAAAAGTCCCTAATAAGGCTGCACTATCACAATAGGCACTGGCTGCACAAGCAGAACAACAATCTTCAACAATAATTAAAGTTTTATATATTGGATCTTGTTTATGCCTATTCGTTGGACAAATAAATGCCTGAGAAGATTTTCCGTAACGTCTCCATTTTGGAGCGCCTCCTTTTGTAAGCCTTTTCCCAACAGCATCAATAGGTACCCCAGTAGATAAATCCCAAATCATAAAAACAATTCTATCATCGTATGGATCATAGCGAATATCTGCCAAATCCTCCCTGTAGGCATCCCAACAGTTATTATCATGCAAAAATTTATTAATTCTTTCTCGTCCAACTGTTTCTGGTATAAAAATAAATCTATCTAATGAGAAACTACTGTTAGATTTCTTATTTACAACAACTTCAAACTCTCTTTTTAAACTTTCTGTGCTAATATCTGTTTGTCTTCTACCCTTAAGTTTACAAGAAGCTTTAAAACAATAAAATAATATTACGGTACCTAAATTAGTTACACTAAAAGTATTTTTACCCCCACAACTTGGACAATCCATACGCCTACTTGTTTGAGGCTCTGGAATATCTTTAAGAAGATGTTGTAATTTTATTTCTGATTCTATTAAGTTCATTTTGTACATCCGGGTATGTGTCATAACCAAGATAAAACCAATTATCTTTAAAGAATTTAATACTTTGTATAATTATGGCTGAAATATCATCAGAATCAAAATTAGCTTCCTCTACTAGTGTTGTATTAACAACAAGAATATTTGCTAATATCTCCTTTATTGTTGAAAATAGCTGTCCCATGCTGAAAGAAGTATCATCATATTTAGAGAAATCCTCCCATGCCCATTTTAATATTTCTGCGTAATCAGAAACTTCAATTGTGTATAGCGCCGAATGATCGTTATAAATTTGAAAGTTCCTATTAGTTAACATAATCAATGTGTTATATAATTCTTTTTGTTTGCTCCCAAGATCACCAGTGTCTGTTTTAGACTCAGGGATTACAGCAGGAAGGGTTTTATCTTTAGACTGCTGTTTTAATAGGGCATTTTCCTTTAACAAATCTAAAATAGCTTGTTGTAATTCAAAGGCAGATTTTGTTTGTTCAATATATTGTCTAATTAGCCGCCGCATACCTACCTCACTACATGAGTTAATAAGACCCTTAGAAAGCACCCAAGGAGGAAGTTTATTGGAGTCAGTATTATAATTTATATCTTTATAAGACGTGTATTTTCCAATAGATGTCACATTGTCTCTAGGCCAGCCTGTACCATACACAGGAGGGGCTTTATATAATGATCTTTCAGTTGGAAGATCCTCCCAATCAACTTTTATTAGGGCAGGTGTTAATATAGTAGTAAGCCAAGCAGTATTTAAGCATTCTTCAGAGCTATGTTGACAAAAGTATCCAACAGATAGATTAGTACACTCTGAAATCAAGCCAGTATAATTTGCAGTATCTGTAAACGTTCCTATTGCCCCTTTAAACCTCCTATTTATTTTATTTGGAGTTATAATTAAGTCCGTTAATTGATCTGCAAACGCATTTACGAATTTGTGTGAGCAACATACACCCCCCCTTTGTCTATCTATAATATCTAAATAGTCCATTCTATCAAATGCAATAGCTCTTTCTATGCCAGCTACAAGCCCAGGCTTTCTGTTTCTAATATCGGATGAACCAACCCCGCCAACCTCTTCACCAACATGAAAAATATAAAGTCCAGGTATCTTGGCCCGTATTAAATTAATTAAGATAAAAATTCCTGCTTTATCATCAGCACCTAAAGTGGTAGGAGTATACAAATAACGCCCATCTTTATATTCGTTTGTTATACCCCCCCAAACAAAACTCTTTTTTGCTCTCTCACTCTCTTGAGCTATAAATAAATCTAATTTTTTAGGTTTACCTTCTAGATCAGTAAAATATCCTTTCCTAAACACCATATCTATATGGCAAGAAAACATTGTTGTATGGTTTCCTCCGACTTTAACTATAAGATTGCCTACCCCATCTTTATACATTTTTTGCCCTTTTGGGAGGTATTTTTTTATGGTGGCTGTTATTGCTTCATATAACGGATGAGGAGCTATGCAGGATAACAGATCATACAGCATAAAGGGTATTATTTTTTCTTTTCTGATTAGTTTACAGACTTTTGTATCGGCTTTAGGTAAAAAGCTCTGTTTATTGCGCCAAGGTGTCTTGCTACCCATTAGGTAACTCCCGATTCTGTAGAACGAAGTGTGCTATTACTTGAAAGTAATCCAAGAGAATATAATTTTTCACATAGTTCTTGTTTCATAGAATAAGATTTACCCATATACGCAACCCTATAGCCCGATGTAGAAAATTCATTAGGTTCTGTTTTAATCGAATTTATTGTTTTATTATCTATAGATACATAATCATGAATAACAAGAACCCCACCATATTTCATACAGCTATGCTTATTAGTATAAATGAGTGTTCTATTAAAATAATCTAGATAACAAGTATTCAAAAGTCGTAATTGTAATTGCCCATCAGAGTTACGAGCATAAACATAACCATGATCATGGGCGCATTTCTTGCTACAAAATGTTTTACCCCCCTCCCAAGAACTATGACGCCTTTCTTTGCAAATAATACCACAGTTATAACATCTAATAGTTTTTATATGTGATTCTCTAATAAATCCTCCAGTAGAACCTGTTGGAATATTAGCTAAAGAAGATTCGGAACAGTCAAAGGTTAAAATAAATTCTTTACTCTTAGTGTCAAAGTCTCCATGAATATTTGTAGATATATTATCCATATAGGGCATGGGTAGCAAGTGTTCTTTCAAAGTTTTACTATAAAGCCCCGGAACCCTAATTTGTATAGGTTTAGAAAACCTATCATTTAGTTTGTTGTATCCAAGATCGTTAAGTATATTTATGAATTTTGAAGCATAAAAATTGTTTATGGTAAACACACGTCCGTATTTCCAAATACCAGGGCTTGTTTGGTAAATACAAGTTCGTGCTACAACTTGTTTATTTTTAACGCAATAAACCCCTTTAATATCAGGATGATAGGCTAATAAAGACATAGGGTGGTGTCCATGCTTTAATATTTCGCTCCAAGCCGTTATTTTATCATCAGTTAATGTCATACAGGTGCCAACCCCGTTGTTCCTAAACATATCCACATAGTCTTTGGGTTTCTCTGCATATATTAATTCAAGTGGTCTAGTTAATTCGATATAAGAATCAGCCAAAGCATTTATTTGATCATTTTTAAGATATTTTCTAATGTTTGTATACCTAGTAAGTGCTCGTATTACCGAGATTTCTTCATATCTTTTAATTTTTTTCCATGCTCTTGAAAACGGACTCCAACTATTGGGCTTATCATACCTAATTTTATTAAATGTTTTTAGACCATCAAAACAAATGATCCAACAAATATTTTTTAAATCCGATAAATTAATTGTATCCAATACTAAATTTGGAAAAACACAAACATTACCAGGAGTCTTACTAGCAATTATTATAGGGGAATGTTCAAAAATCTTATCCATTTGTAGGCTCATATTAAGTCTATTATTTTGTTCACCAATTTCCAAATCCTCTTGAAATTTTAGATAGCGGATATGCAAAAACCTAGTTAATCTGGCAGCCGCGTTAAACACTGGATCATTTTTTAAAATCTTTTGAGTTTGTAATAATTCTTTATATTGTATTTGTAATTCCTTTGACACTAGAGGTAAATAATCCTTTTCAATTAATTTTAACTCCTTTGAAAGACCAGCAAAATTAATCCTACAGTGATCTCTATTAGCTACTTGTGGCATTGCTATCTCCGTGTCAATGTTTCGTGTGCAGGTTGCATATCTGAATCGAAGTATCCGCGATAATAATATGAACTACCTAGCAGCTTAGCTGATTTTGGTAAAAGCTTTTTTGGACCAAAATAAAACATATTTTCTTTTTTATTAAAATGACAATAATATCCTCGGCTTAAACAGTCGTGGTAAGGCAAAGGACATATTGGTTTTTCCAATATTTGTATTGCTGGAACCTTAAAAACACTATTTATATTGGGGCGATTATCGTAGCAACTAGCGGTAAAACCCTTATTTTTCAAAATCGCCAAAAATAAAGATCTATAAAAGCCGGATTCTGCATAAATAATTCCATAATATTTTTTAAATTTATGTGTTGGATTTTTTCTAATTAAGATTGCCCTAGCAACCCCTCTATTTGCAACTTTCAAATACACACCCTGCGTATATGGACAGTGAGAATACCACATAGACGGCCATAAATTATGTTCTTTATACAAATAGTTCCGTAACCAAGTATTATATGATGTACTTTTAGGAGACATACAACTAAGTGCATGAACCTCATACAAAGCAATATGATCTTCAGGAGTCTCACAAATTACCATCTTTGCAGAATTTTTTAATATCTTATGCATTATTTTTTGGGAGTAGTCTCGTATTTCATTATCCTTAAGTCCACTTTTATTTAACCTTAAATATTTAATCAGAAAAGAAGTTAGTTTTACAGTCTCATTAACTTTTAAATAGTTAGTTTCTGGAACTGTTTTTAGTTTTCTTTTTAGCCCAATTAAAGTAGGTTTAAATGTGTCTTCATCTATTTTAATCTTACGTTTAACTAGTTTTGTATTAAATTGAATATGCTTATACACACGCACACGACCCTCCCCGTTCAGAGAGGCTAATGGCAATTTTATGGGAATGGAATCTGGGAATTCTTTGCGAATAATACGAAATATAACATATGCTTCAGGGCACGTACTGTCCAATAACGTTTCAATAGATTTGGAAAACATTTAAAGCTCCTACACATTTGATAGGTGGCGTCCCAGGCTGGATTTGAACCAACGTTTCACTCTCTAGTTATCCACTAGTGACTCAAGAGAGAGCGTCCTAGACCGCTAGACGACAGGGACATACGGGGGAATCTCTTCCCCCGATTAACCACTAAGAATTTAGCGGTTTATGTCACGCTTGCCCTGAGAGCTTGTAGGAGCCAACAACAGTAGCCTTGCCTCGCCCTGGTCCTACCGCGAAATCACGCGACCGGAGATTGAGGGAAACACAGTCACCATCACGATTTGTGCCAAGGTGGGCATAGACATTATTACCCTCGGCAATCGTGAACAGCATATCATCTGCAACCTTTGAACGGGCCATCTTCTTATGCTGACTTGGGGGAAGGAAGTTCGCCTTAATGTCGTAGGAGCCCACGACAATTACCTTCTTACCAGCCCCTGAGACTGATGTGAAGGCCAGATTACCATTCGCCATATTGATGCTGGCGAACTTTCCGTTTTGACCAATAGCACCGTAACGTTTTTGGCCAATACGACCGCTGGCCATGCTGATACCAAAAATTGCACCAACAGGGACACTACGACGAGTAGTTTTCTTATTCGGCATTTACAATCCTATCTGGATTTGGGTTTCAACATTATAGGACAGTAACCTTACACCAGGGCGTCATGGCGACCCGATGCGACTTCGCTGCCCTTCACCAAAGTCAAGGTGTTCGATGACGAGACCTGTTTTGTCACCTACAGGGAGGCGGACCCATGTATCTCGCCTTTAGGGGTGGTAGCCTTATTCCTAGGATGGCATCTGCCGAGCCAAAACTACCACGCAGAACGCTTCTTTCATCCATTATCTAAATAATACCATAATGAATCAATTAAGTCAAATCAGATATAATAGTATTTATAATAGTTTGAATGTTTGTTACTTCTTTACACCTAAACCCAGCACCTATGCTTATTGTAGAACCAATAATCATAGATATATGTTGTTCATGTATTATTTTAGAAACTATATCATTATCATCCACTATATACATATTCCCTTTATGGCACCTGCAACCACATATAATTAATTTACTCATAATTTATCGTACCCATCTTTTGTAGTGTAGTACACATTTTCAATTTTAGCAAGTTTGATTAATTCTTGGCATATTTTGCAAGGTCTAGCCAAAGCAATTTCATCTTGTTTAGTTATCCTTAAAGTAAATAAACTAAGTCCTTCACAATTATCTAACCCCTGAAATAAAATTACAGCCTGCTCTGCATGTAGATAGGGATAAGGAGTAAATTTCACTAATGCAGGGTGAGTTTTATAGCTATTATACCTTGATATAATTCCTACTGGGCCATTAACAAGCACAGCACCTAACCTAAATGTGCTGCCATCTCTACCACCTACACCTGGGCCATCCAAGGCTATCAATCTAGCTATATCGAACATACGTTTGTGCCGGGCTATTTCTATACCCGATATGAAATCTTTAAGTTGCATTATTTTTTCCAGCGATTCTAATGGCATCATTAATCATATCGCGAACTTGATGAAGCTCTTTATACGTCAAATATATTTCATATCTAGGTATATCATCAGGATTACCTTGAAGACAATAAAAATTTGTTGATTTATCGAAAGATAAGGTTATCAGACATTTCATGTAATCTACTCCGGGGGTTTCAACATTTGTTGTATATTTTTAAACGCATGTTTTTTATGAATATCAGACATTTTAAATTGATTATCCTCTAAATCAGTTCTGTAATCTCCCTGCAAGACAGCACGATGATACTCAATTCTATTAGTCCACTTACCAAGAAATAAATGAATACAGCCAAGACTTAATTTTTTGTCATAATAATTATACAATTGTGTTTTAATATCATAAGTTAAGGGTTTTGGCATAAGGGGATTAAATAAATGAGGAAAGTCTGTTGTAAGGACGCAAAATATATTTGTATATATATTTAACCTAGTAGGACTTTTCACGTTGTTCCTCCCTGGAAGAATGTATAACTGGTTTTAAACCATCCCCATAATAAAGTAGACAATATATACCCGCCATATTTAAAGAAACAAAAGACCAACTACCAGTTTCTACATTAACAAAGAAATGTAAAGTATGTTTACTATCACCAAAAACCCCTGTAAGTAAGACAATTTCTCCATATGTTTCATATAGATCAAGCTCTTTATTACAATCTATTGATATCGTTGTGTTAATTCGTTCAGCAAGACTAGAAGTAGGCACAATAGCAGCAACACAAGCAATAGCTAATATCTTCAATATTTTTAACATGGTGCTAATCCTCCTTTCACCATGTCTTATTATACTATTACTAAACCCTTATGTCAAGGTCAGCGACCAAAAAAATAGGGCCGCCCACTAGGGCGGCCCCTAAGTCTAGACAGAGATTTATGCAGCAGCTTTTCCGATCTGTTCATGTAACACTTTGTAGATACTCATAATCGGCAGACGTTCTTCCTCGGGCAACTTGAAGATATTTGGAATATCCTCAAGACGCTCAACAGCCTGTTGGAAGCAGTTTGTAGCAATGCCGTTCGATTCACATTGGACCTCGATAGCCGCCTGAAGGTTGACCAAATCACCAGCAAGTGATTCAACACCCTGTTTATCCAGGCTTTCAATCATTTCCTGAACTATTCCACACACCTGCTTTTGAACCTCTTCCGGGATTTTAACTTCCCCGGTTTTCATTTCACGAGTCATGGCCTGCATACCTTGCCAAACATCTTCAGGGGTTGATCCTTCCCCAAGATGCACTTCAACCGGAGTAGCCGAGGAACTGGAGATAGTTGCCTCACGTTGTTGCTTCTTACGACGTAGTTTACCTGTCTTTTCATCGGTTTCAATCGACGAAGAAACAGTATTCTTGCTGAACACCTTATCATGTAGCAGGTCTGCATTATCCGCTGACATGTAAGTGAAGTAAGAATCAATATTAGGCTTTACAATAGGCTCTTTCTTTTTGCCTTTGGCCTCATAGACTATTTCAGGTTGAAGCATATTATACGGGGCTGCTGGGGCTACAGCATGCTTCTTGGGGTTGAACTTGGTCCCATCAGCCTCTGCGGGGGTACCAAGCATAGGCCGAGGCGACTTCTTAAAGATCTTATTCTCAGCAATACCAAAACACATGAGGATACCCGCCCTGTAGCATTTAGGTAGAGTGCTTTTGAGCGTTGGGCTCTCAAGAGTGTCCTTGAACGCAACTCCAGTCTCAGTGGAAGCGTTCTCAACTTCCTCCAAGAATGCAGCTTTTAATTCAAGCCATGCATCTTCTTTCGGTACTGGACCTGAAGGGGTCAGATTTGAAAGGGCGATACCCCTAACCTCAACCGTCTTATCTCCCTCCTGCTTCACACCCTCTTTGACGCCCATGCCTTCAGTGGAACGCCACATCAACTCAGCCATATGTGACATAATTTGAGCATAGATACTCGTATCGCCCTTGAGCGTGAACCCTTCCAAGTCCCTCAGAAGCTTAATAGCGTCCTTCTGAAGCTCCATAGCATCGGCGAGCTTGGGCTCGAAGGTACCTCTATCAGGGGCAATTTCGTCAAGCATAGGAAGCCCAAACGGCGGCAAATTATCCCCGGCCTTTGGGGCATCTTCAGTGGCCGATTTAGCTGCTGCTTCACGCTGTACTTTGTTTGGCTTACCCATAACATATCTCCCATATTGGTAAACCCTATTATCACAATAGGGGTAAATTTCGGGAAATCCCGAAACTGCCTACAAAATACGCCATAGGGAAATCTATGTCAAGGAGAAGAAATTCCTAGAAAAAAGCTAGGAAAATCAGGAGGATGGCCAAAAATTTTAGGAAAATAGGATTGGGGGGAGGTTGACCTGTTGCGGGTTTGTTCCCGGCACGTTTTATTTAAGAATAAAGATTCCGTATACATCTATAAAGCCAACGAGAACCAAGGCCTAATGTCAAATATATCAAAATAGCGGGAAGGGAGAGCGGCCAAAAGGCACCTGCCCACGCCATCAAAAGAGGAGACTTTCCAACAATATCGTTTGGGTCAGAGGAGGCGTAAACTATAGCTGTAATCACAGACATTACTAAATATCCAAATATTATCATTGAAGTAATCATCACCTTCTCCCTTCCCAAATTACGTCGCTAAAGTATTTAGCGACAAACCCGGTCTTAATCCACCAGGGCTTCCAAAATTCCCACTATTTCCTCATCGGATTTCTTCTTTATATGTGAGTGTCACCCCAAAATTAGCTATGTGATTTGGCTTAGAAAAATAAAAACAATAATCCTTAACATTCAGACTTGGTAAGTCAATATTTAGTGAACGTAACCAAGTAAACAAAGCCTCCTGAACCTGATCAGGGTTCATTTCAAAAGTCATTGTTCTTATAGTACTATCCTCGATGCATATTGTAGGACGTTTATCAGTAATCACAGAAACCTCCTGGGTTTGGATTAAGCTTTGCGACCAAATACTACCAAATATATACCATTGCGTCAAGGTCAACGACCGGCCCCGGAAAAAATTCCTGACAGGCTGCTAGTCCCTTGATTTTTCTGAAAAATTTTCAAGAATTTAAACTTCTTGACAGACTTTTCGGAAAGGTATATTTTGGATAACGAAATGCCAGAAGCCTATTAACAGGAGTAAATACTATGCAACGCAAACGCCACCTTCAAATCCTAAAAATGCTTAAGGAAGCAAGGCAAAGTAGTGCAACATTTAGCGCGACTTGGCAAACCCAAATCAGAAAAGCCTTCATTGACCTGGAACATGCTGCATTTAAAGCCAGGGCAATATCCCAAACACGATCTCAGACCACTAAAGACCAAATCAAAAACTTCGTCAAATCTCAGGGATAAGGAGTAAGCAAGTGGCTTATGTTACTGAAGACAAGCGCGTCCAGCAAATTATCAACCGCCTAAACGCTCACAAAATAACCCGCGAACAAGCCGCCCAAGAGATCAAAGCCTTGCCACCACAAAAGGGCGCTCGTTGCAGTTTTCTTGATTGGGAAATTGAAGAAGCCCTATCATGAAAGTATTTAAAATCATAGTTCGAGGTCATGGGCCATTTCCCATAGACCTGTTAAGACGAGAGCTATGTTGGCCTCGTGCAACATGGGATTCACTAGCCATAATAGAATCCTTACAGAATTTCAATACGGTCGCTAAACAATTAGCGACCTACACAATCACCTTGACTGGACTAAAAATGCCAGTTATAATGCTTTGGAGGGAGTGTGGGTATTGTGTAGTTAAAGTCGAAGGAACTACTCTGAAGCGTGCTGAACACAAACTAGGAGTATGAAACATGAAGTTCAATGATCTTGAATTTGGCCCAGGGTCTCCATTTACAGGGGGTATACAAGCCAAACACTTCTTCCCTAACGGATATGGCGCTTCTGTAATACTAAGTCCCGTATCTTATGGGAGTGATCAAGGACTGTACGAATTGGCAGTCCTAGAAGGCAATGAAAGGAAATGGCGTCTATGTTATGATACACCTGTCACAGAAGATGTGATTGGTAACTTGACTGAGACGGGAGTAGAAAACCTTCTCGCCACAATTGAAGCACTAGAACACAAAATAGGAGTGTGACTAGCTATGGAACAGGAAATAGGTTATAAGGTACTTACAATATACCGTAAATCAGCAATAGTATCTAGAGTAAGTAGGAAGGGACAAGGGAAAGGTACCGTTTATTATCCTCCACATAAGAAAGTTGTACCTAACAGCGGGTGTGGCCCGCTATGCATATTCACTAAACTTAGTCAAGCTATGGTCTTTAAGAAAATACAAGCCCCATCAGGAATCGTTGTTAAGTGCAACTACGAGAAATCATTAAAAAACCATATTTGGATATTTGAATATTTATCTATTAGTTTTTTGCCTCGTGGGACAATCTTAGCTGATTCTGTAACCTGCTTGGAATAAGTCTTTTTGAAAGGAAAAAGACCATGATCGGAAAAGGAACTACAAATAACTCACTGGCTAAATACAATCGGTCTCAAATGCAAGCCTGTATTACGGTGGCTAGTAAGCAACGTGCAGCTAATCCTAGTGATCCATACACATATGATCGAGTTATGACGCACTTACTCGGTGGACTGTGTATGATTTCAGATTACGAAGTAGAGTTTCGTAATGAACCAAGGACTACTGAAACTGGTAAGCCATACAATATTCAGATTCCTTGTAACCAGAAAAGGCCGTAGGAACATGTCAGCAGATAATTGTATAGCTATCCTGAAAACTACCGACAAATTCAAGATAGTCGGGCCAGGGCATCTAAAAAATCTATTTGGGGAGGGTATTATTGCATACCGTGTAGCTCATATCCAGGCTCATGATAACTACGAGTGGTATAAAGACAATGAAATCCATAACTTAGGCTGCTGGTTTGCAGACCTATTTAAGAAATCAGAAGTATTTTATTCTAAGGACGAGGCAGCTAAAAGAGTAGTAGAACTATTACGCAAAGTTGATTATGTAGAATATGGTATAATTGACCTAGACGCATCAGAATACAACTTCCCAGGCTGTTAAGGGGACTATCATGAGCATCTGTCAACAAGCTATAGCATCCCGTCGCAAGGCTCGTAGAGATACACGCTACAAAGGGCTTAAGTTAGGTGATGCTGGTGTATCTAGGCGTCGTCTTGAGGCCAAGGTACGACGGGAATATGAGCGCAGTATGCGTAAACACAGAAAATAGGAGTAAATACCATGAAGAACGTGATCTCAATGTTACTTGTACAAATAGGAGGCCTGCTTGTCCTATCCGGCCCTGTTATGGCTTATCTTGAAATAGGGCTTTGGGGAGTCCCAATGATGTGGGGAATAGCGATACTACTTATGGCAGTCGTCAACCATAATCTGGACTACAGACAATGAAAACCTTAACAGGTCGAACAATATGTCCAATATGCCTTTGGAAAGCACTAAAGATCCAATGTTGTTGTGAGCCAGATAAAGCAAAGAGAATACTTATACTTTCTGAATCAAATTATGCTGCTGCTGCCAAAACATTAACTGGTAAATGTCCTCATAGGAGTACAGGTGATGCAAGAGCTACTTGAACTACTATTAAGCCTACTTTGGCTTTTCCTCTTGTAAGGGAGTAAGACAATGGAACAGAAAATAGGTTATAAAGTGCTTACCAAAGATAGATGGTCATCAGTTATGAAATCTGAACATGGGGGACGTAAATACGACATAAACAAAGAAGTAAAACCAATATCTGATTGCGGGCCATTATGCGTATTCGACACTTACAACAACGCGGGGCGCTTTAGAGAAATGTTTTGTCTTGGGAGAGCCTTAACAGTAAAGTGCAAATATATACAGTCCAAACAAATTTATATATCCTTTATATACTTAGGAAATGAAGAAAGACGAATCTTAACAAAACTACCAAAAGGCACTATTTTAGCTGATTCCGTAACTTGCTTAGAGTAAAACAATGGATAATGATCCCAATAATATCTCAAGCAACTATTCTACTGGAAACAAGAGCTATTGGAAGTGTATCAATCTGGACAGATCCAATAAACTTTATGCAAAACTTATGAACGGCAAGAAGTATGAGGATGATCCTCGTGCAAACTAGGAGTGAGTAAAATGAATATCTACGGAATCCCAGTTTTTGGTTGGTTAATTGGGGCCATCATCCACATTAGCTTAGCAATTCCGTTCTACTTCATCTGGAATGCACTAGCACCGACTTACTTCTATTTCGTTCCCCTTATCTACCAGCAAATAGGGTTTTGGGAATGTGTTGGCCTGTTCATAGTTATCTCAATCCTTAAGACTGTTCTAATCCCACGCTTAGTGTCCTCCAGCAGTTCATCAGGAAGCAAATAGAAAGAACATACAGCATGACCATCAAGGTCGTTAGTTACACTAATCGACTATGCTTACGTTGTCAAGACCCCAAAGGATTTGAGAGCAAAGGAATTCATAATAGAATTTGTAAGAAATGTAAAAAGCGTGATGGTGAGAAAGTAGATTTACCGCATCAATTTTTATTAGCTAATAAGCCAAAAGGGCCTAGAATAATATCAAACTGAGGAGTAGAAACTATGGCAGACCGACAAGTTTTGACCTATGAGGACCCCAGTGGGATAGGGGACCGCATAGAAATTATTGTTCATGCTGGGGGAGTTTATTTCATGATTGAGTCCGATTGGGCGGGAGATACAGAGAGAGGTTTTGGTGAGTCGTGCTCAATCACAATCCCACAAAAAAAGGCGATTGAGTTTTTGAGCCAATTAACTAAAGCCTTGACTAATAAGGAGTAAAGACCATGGAGTGCGTATCTGATTGGCAACCTGTAATTGATGCCCTGGCCCTGGTTTTAGGCGTGATTGGAATGGCCGGAGTAATTGGAGTTTTTTGGTTGATAATAGCAACTCTTAGATAAGGAGTTAAGAGCATGACACGAGAAGAATGGATAGAGTTTGATCGGATCAAATATACTCCAGATGTGCAATTAGCTATGCGAGCACGTTGTGAGGAACAAAGACACGAATGGGAGAATTGTGCAACAATTATGTTTGAGTTTTACACAGCCTGCAAATGGTGTGGAGAACGTCAATAATTTGCGGGAATTAAGTATTTGTATATCACCCTAAAAACAAAAAAGAGTAAAAAAAATACTTATTACATGACCCTCTAACTTAGAGGTAACAGTAAAAATACCCCTTGTCAAGAACTATTTTATAAGCTATTGATATCATTACTTAATCTATACTATGTAATAAAGGAACAAACCATGATTTGGTCGCTAATATAATTAGACGACCACTATTGAAATAATAATAAACGGGCCTTTAAGTATTCTGTGATGTTTCTATTATCTTCTACAATAGTGCATCTTTGAATACCCTTTAAGCTAACTTTTGCATATCCTAGTTGTGAAAAGTGTGAACTTCTATAATTTGGCCTATCCAATAGTTTTATTTTAACCATTATATCTCCGTGATAAAATTCTAATTGTTTTATCACTATGAATTTTACTATTCCTGTTCCCCAATAACTAGGGGATTGGTATATAATACCACTATGTTTGGCAAGTATATCATTCATATTCTACACTCCCAAAGATTCTACTGTATTAACATGACTTTTAGATATTCCATAATATTGTTACCTGATATTATTTTACAGTCTTTAAGACTTTTTAAACTAATTACTGCATGACCTTTCATTACATCACAACAACTGATAAAGTCTGGTCTATTTAATAGTTTTATTTCTATATGACTGCCTATTGGATATTTCCTTATTACTACAAACCTCCAATTGTAGTAATTTTCATAGATATTATGCTTATATGATTCTATATCCATGACGAGCCTGCAAGCTGTTGAAAACAAACAAACAAAAAAATAAATCTGGCTAGACCCCTTGACATTTCAAGATTCATCCTAAGTGCCTTTTCAGGCACTCCGCCAAAACCCGAAAGGGTATGATCCAACGGAAGGTAAAACCTATGTCAGATTGGACAAAGATCGATACTACCAAGTTCACTGGCGAACTGGCCAAATCCTACAAGGCTTTCGACGCCACGCGCCAGGATATGATACTGGCCAGGGAAATCTTGGAGACGGAAATGGTTAAGAAGCTTTCCAAGTCCGGCAACATTCCCAAGGGACAAGAACCAAAGTTCTCGTACAAATGGGGCCTGGTATCGTTCCTCATGGCTGATAAGAAGCGTACTCCCGCCGCAACATCCGGCGGAATCACTCTGTAACCTGCCAATCTCACCACATACCTTTGAGGGTCGCCCTAACAGGCGACTCTCTCTTTTTGCCTGGATTCCTTGCTATTGGAATAGCCACCAAAGCCCATAAATGGCCCCGACAATTGGGGTCACAACAAATAGCAAGAACCCTGCCAAAGCCACCCAGAACAGGCCGGCCCAGACTATTAAATCCAGGAGCCATTTGCCTAGTTGCAACATCATTCATTCCTCCTTGATTTCGCCAGTTTAGCGGGCTGGCCAGTGTCCAGGGTCGCTTGGTTACACCAACGACCTTCCACACTCCCCACAAATCTAGCCTAGAAAGCCCTGGAAGGCACCGTGTAGGCTCAAGCCAGGGTGCTAGGCTACTAGGGTAGCTCAAACCCTATCCCAACGATTAAAGATTCGAGAATCATTGAAATATCAGAAGGGCCAATATGCTATGATCATGGCTATGAGAAAGCCTACAACAAACCCTATGATGTATTCCATGATACTATTTCATTCTTACTGGTGAACAGGGTTTCAAATCAATGATAACAGCCTCATAAGCGTATTTCTTTTTGTAGTCTTCAGCTCTATCCTTCCATTTGAAAAGTGCAAATGTTATGTCATTATATCTGCTTACTACGGCATACCTGAGAGAAGAGATATCTAACTCTCTTTCATGGGTTTCGGTTATAGTGATCTTACTTGGTAAGCCTGTAGTCATAGCATCACCTATTTAGTTGTTAAGGAAGGGTTCAAACTGTCCAGTTATGCCTAAAAGAAATATTGCGATACCAGTCGCCATAAGTATTGCATAGATTGTGTTCATTGTTTTGTTCCTTGTGTTGATTATCCTTAGTATATCTTAATATCTTGGTTAAGTCAAAGTGACTATGGATATAGTTTAGGTATGTTCAGATATGTAGTTTCTACCCCTCCCTTGATCCCCCTATTCACCCTATCACTTATGCCCCTGTATCCCTTAATGGAAGCCAAGTATTGCCAAGGTGTTCCTTATGTACTTGCAAGTAATACAGGCCTAGGTTGAAATGCCTATTCCAAGTCATGATGAAGTAGTCCATAGGACTGGCCAAGTAATGATTGGGATTTTAGGGATATGTTAGGGGGGGTACAAGGGCCACTGGGGGGGTGCGGGATACGTTTGTATGACATATCTTGAAAATGCCCAATATATCCTTAAACCATGGTCGCTAATGTAATTAGACGACCAAAACATATCAAAAATATACAGAAATAACTAAAATATGGTTAAAGGATGTTATAGATGATCTATTAAAGCCCTTCGGGCGGTACCTAAAAACATAACTAAATCAATACCTTATAGTATACCCCTTAGTAACCTATTGATTTCATTGAGTTATTAGTAATAGTTCCCAAAACAGCCCTATTTGCCATTTTAGCCAAATCCTGTCAAGTAAAATCGTACTTTTTAGGGTAAAAAAAACCTAATGAAAACAATGACTTATAAAATAGTTTCAATTACAGGCATTTTTTTTATTGACAACATGTATTTTGAGTGCTATACTAAGTATTAGGGGTTTTAGAAATCCCATTAGGTTTTTTTTTATAAAAAAAGCTTAAAGAAATTGAAATAAAAAAAAGCTTATACAATTTCCATAATTCTAGGTTTGGATTTAAGTAGGAATCTGTATATAAATATACCAGATATTATTTCTGTGAATTTATTGCTCTCAAGAGCACACAGACACTAAAATCATATAAAGGGCTCTGAGCTAAATCAATATGAAATTATCTGAAATATTAAATTCTCTAAAAAAGAAAAAAACCCCAAAAGTTTGGAGACCTAAATTATGGGTTCCAGAACCTATGGAATTACCTGTAACGGTATATATTTTATCCGATAAGAATTTTGAAATTTCTGCAAAACGTAGAGGTTTTAAAAAACGAAAAGGAGCATTTGCTGTATGGGGAAAGGATTCTAACGGGAATCCTGTAAGTAGAATTTATATGCGTTATCATAAATTACATCTGTTTTCCCACGAGATTCGCCATCTTCAACAAGGACATTTCCATGACTAAAAGTATATTATTTGTAATTATAGGATTAGTCTTAGGTAGTTGTAGCTATTTACAAAGTGCTACACAATCTGTAAAAACTGTTAATGATACTATTGCACAAACACTTATAATAGGCATGTGTGGAATTACTGTCGGTGCTTATTATAGATTGAAAAACCCCCTTCATAAAGAGGCTATTAATAAGCTTTGTGGTGGGGATAATATAATTGAGTTAGGAGAATAATATGTTAAAAGGTATTGCTCCATTTTGTTTAGCTCTTGGGTTGTTTACTATTTGGCCTTCTGGGGCTCAAGCACTTCATATAGTTCCAGTTGAAGGGGAAGAAGTAATAGTAGGTAATTTTTGTTATGATACTTCAAAGTATTTTGAAGAAGTTAACAAACTTAATAGAGAACTGGGACTTGAAGCTGCTAAAAAACGCTATTGGGAAATTATGGCTGATAAAGACACCCCTTGTTATGCGGGCAGGCAGATTACTGGTCGTTTAGGTAAAATGCTCAGCGAAGAGAAAAATCTTATAGGTAATGGGAATCAATGTTTCCATTCTCAGATTTGGGAAATATTCCCTCTTTTTGGTGAATCAGATCGTAAAATCTATACGGTTTGGCACGTTAAATGTTCTAATCTCAATGAAGTCTAATGCCCGACCCACGTAAACGTGAAGGTGGAACTATTAGATCTGTTCCAGCTAAATCTGGAATTGGATTTGAACAGTTTAGAGAACGAACCGAATCTTCAGTTGAAGATTCACGTAAACAACTTCAAGAATTCTTTCTAGATCTTACTAATCAAGTTGGCGAAGTTCGTGAAGATTTATTAAATACTCCTTTTCCATTAGCTCCAAGTATCAATGATCAGATGAAAGCTCTTAGAGAGTTTATTGGGTTTCCAGAAGAACTTTCAGTTGGGGAACAGGCACTTGGTTTTGGTGTTGGAAGTATTAAAGGGATTAGAGGTGTTCCTGCTAATATTAAACTATCTGGTAAAAAAGTTCCGAATATTAATCCCAAGGCCTTAGAGTTTGGTCCCAAACAAAAGATGGAATTGCAAAAATTAGTTTCTGAAACTGGACAATTTACTCAAACTTTTTCAGAAACTAAACCAGGAACTAGGCCTGCAAGAAGTTATTTAGAGGCTCAAGCTCGGGTAGTTCAAGAACGAAAACGTATTCAAACTAGAGTAAAAGAAGTTCAAAAAGATTTGGATAGATTGTCAATAGCAGAAGTTAATCCTTTAGTCCCGTTAACCTTAATCCAAGAGATTGCTAAAAAGGGACTACGGGCAAAGGCAAGTTATGATTCTGGAGCCCCTGGCCCAGAAGGTAGTGGTAATTTTGTAATTGCATTTAAATCAAAAGATGCAGTTACAAATTTTAATGATGAATTTGTAATACTTCCTAATCCAGATGGCCCTATATTAGCTGTAAATTTTAATAGTCCAACAATAAAAGCAGAATTACGACCGCAATTCAAAGAGGCATTTCCTAATAAATTTCTTGCTGATGAAATAGGTGAAGAGTTTCAGCCTGGAGAACTTCAAAGAATGGCTGGTGAGACTGCAAAAGATGCTCCCCCACCCGATAATTTCAGCTATTATAATTTAAAGAATTTTGAAGATGGTTTGCAAGTTATTAATAAAATGTTGGATATAGCAAAACAATAATGAAAAAAAATCTTACAGATAAACAACAAAAGTTCCTTGATATTCTTTTTGGAGAAGCAGAAGGCGATCCCCAAAAGGCTATGGAACTTGCTGGTTATGTTTCAAGTAGATTTCATGATTTGTTAGAATCACTTCATGACGAAATTATACATAAGGCGGAACAATTCATTGCTATGCACGCCCCTGCCGCTGCTATGGGGCTTACTGGTATCCTATTAGGTACTGATGATAAGCCTAATACTAATGCGCGAATGGAGGCTGCTAGACAAATACTTGATAGGGCCGGGATTGTTAAGAAAGATAAGATGGATATTAATATTGATTCGGAAAAAGGAATATTTATATTTCCCGCAAAGGCTCCTGAATAATGTTTGGTGAAGATTTTATAAAAGAGCCCTATCAGAAACAGGCTAATGATGATAGAATTGTACGTCGAAAGAGTTACAAAGTCCCATTTGGTTGGGCGAAATTTCCAAAAAATCCTAATTATATTGTTCCAGTTCCTAAAGAGTTGAAGGCTCTAGAAATAGCAATTCAATACAGAGATACTGGTGAATATTCTTGGACAGAGTTAGCTGCTTGGCTCCATAAAGTAACAGGCAGAAAAATATCCCACATGGGATTTAAATATAATTATCAAAAAGCGAAGGAAAAAGAGAATGGTAGCACATCCAGTCAAGAGACCAACATTGCCAAGGAAAGCGAACCCCCGAGCATTAGCAGCAGTAGCGAAAGTCCGGCCAGTCAAAGCACGTAATAGACCTTTACTCCCTGCTAAAGCTAATCCCAGAGCAGTTGCAGCTGTAGCTAGGGTACGCCCTGTTAAAAGAGCCCGCTAATGGTAGGATTTATATTAGCAACTACTCAAGCAAATGGAACTACTACTGGTAAAAAAATAGTTGAACATGAGCGCGGACATATATCAAAACGTTATAGTTATACAATGTATATTTATGGCACAGTTGATAGTGCTGATATTCAACTTCAAGTTTCACATGATAATACAAATTGGGTGAATATGACTGGTGGAGCTTTTGCAAATACAGCATGGCCTATATCAACTAACGTTGAATTTTATGGAAACTGGGTACGAGTAGTTGTTGCTAACGGGTCTGGATCTGAATCTGTGAATGTGGTGTGGATATAATTATGTTGAAAAGTCCAGTAATGCATGAAGATTTACCCTCTCTTGGGGGCATACAACAAATTGAAACTATTTATGACTTGATAAAAAATGAGATTGTGTATAAAAAACGAATAGCCTATTTAAAAAAGAAACGGGAGGAATTGGTTGATCTTATTAGTACTGTTGGTTCAGTTAACGCAATTCATGAGATACGAGAACAGGCTAAAATAGAAAAAATAAAGATTACTGAAGAGTTAAATGCACTTAGGGATAAGAAAGAAAAGGCTGATGTAGTTATAGCTGAAGCACATACTAGAGCTAGATCTATTGAAGCTGATGCAGCTAGCCGTGCTAGAGATCAACAGACTACTTTGGATTATCGTGAAAAAGAATTAACTGAAAATAGAAAACAGTTTGGTGAACGTGAACGAATGTTACGATTGGCTGAAGTAAAAGTAGGTGAATCTCAAACTGCTGTGAATTCTGAATTAAAACGTGTTAAACAACTACAAGAAGCAGCCAATAAAGCACGTATGGATTTTGAAACACGCAGACAAAAAGTAGAGAAATTTATGGCAGGAGTGTAAATGGCCGAGTTTTTAATCGCCAACCGCGACACCTCGGTCGCTGGCGGCTGTGCCATAGGTGACATCAGAGACGTGCGCCCTGACGGCTGGAATTGGTCTAAGGCCGAACTGCCGAATGTCGTGAAGCTCTCCGGCGTAGCTTATGACAGGAAATACAAACTCCCCGACCAGCGCGTGTATACCAAGCCGGTGATTGATCGGGCTGGGAACTACTACGACTTGGTAAAGATGGAGGCAGGATTACAGGGCACAGATGTTTTCGTTGCTGCCGACCCTGCCAAGATCGACGTGTACGAAGGCGATGTTAAGCAGAAGACCTTGGCCGATGGTAAGGAGTTGGTGAAAGATCGAGGCGATGATGCACCCACAAAGACTGTAGTGCTGAAGTTTGGCGATGTTGTGCTTGAAACACGTCTCGATTCTGAGACCATCAATAAACGCCGCTATCGTATTTCCGGCGGTGTTATTATAGATAAGACTGTCTGATGGCTGTCGATTTCACAGTCACGATTAAATCCTCGGGCGGCAGCTACACCACGTTGAGTTCGGCTGAGTCCGCCATAGACAGCGATATATCCACGGCCGTTACCACCAGTCAGGTCTTCACGATCAGCGAGGCATCCGAGGCCGTCATCGCGGATGGTACGGCCATTAAGGGACAGACCTCTGCGGCGACTGGCACGCTACTCCACGCCACAACTACGCAAGCCTATATCATAAGCGTCTCCGGCACATTCCAGGCTGAGAACATAATCAAGACGGACGATAGCGGCAGCACCATAACCCTCGATGATACTGGCGATGTCATTGACAATTGCGTATTCGAGTGCCACGCACAAGATTTGGACGATTCCGTTGCGGTTAATGGCTGGACAACGGGAACCACTGTTGGTACCCACGGAATAGTATTCACTTGCCCAGTAGGCCAGCGACATGATGGCACTGACCGCGATTTATCCGGGCAAGGATTTAAAATCTCTAGTTCAGCCGACAAGGTTATTGAGATTGCAGGTGTCGTAGATAGTTTTAAGATGGAATGGCTTAATGTTGAAGGTATAAACCAGAGTGCATTTGCAAAAACAGGCAGTGGTGGTGATATTGAGATTAAAAATTGTGTTTGCTCCAGAAGTGGCACTACTGGAAATGAAATTGCTATCAATATTGCCGCCGCAAACGAATATGTATTAGAAAATATTATTTTAACGGTTGCTAACTATCGAGGCATCGATGCTCGCCTATCAACAAAACTCACGATGTCCCATTGCACCACTTTTGGCAACGAGACAGATTCAACATATGGTATTCTCTTAGATAACGATAACACGGACGTCGTCAAGAATTGCATAACAACTGGCTTTGTCACGACTAACTGGTTCAATAGCTCGGGCGCCGGAAGGCTGCACAGAAAAAATGCGACCGACGATACAAACGAGGCCGAAGACACAGACTCTCCGGATAGTCTGTTGGTCGTCGCCACTGATGAATTTGTCGCCGTGTCGTCCGCTTTGGGAACGGCTGACTTTCACTTAAAGACGGCCTCTGAATCCGAAGGCGCTGGCGAAGCTGGCGTCTCCACAATCGATATCGACAATGACTCCCGAGACGGCAGCACACCGGATATCGGGGCGGATGAGTTTGTGGCGGCTGTGGGTGGCCGCATTATGTCAAGTTTGGCTGGCTCGGGGGGATTAGCTGGCTTTGGTGGCATTGCTGGGCAGGGTGGGGGGCTGGCCGCATGAGTTCTGACTATCAATTAGAGGATACAATCTATCTGCCCTTCACAACGCGGGCTTTTGCAACGGGTATTCCCACGGCGCTAGTCAGTGGTGTGGTGGACATCTATGAGGATGTTACCGCGACTCCCATCATTACGGCAGAGACTTTGACTGTCAGTTTGAACGGTCATGCAGGTTTTAACATGATTACTGTTACGGCAACGGCAGCTACTGGATTTGGGGCAGGTCAAAGTTATACTGCCATTCTCGACGCCGGTACTGTTGATAGCGTGAGTGTGATAAGTGAGGTGGTTGCTCATTTTACCTTGGACATGTCTGCTGCTGCAAAGGACTTGGCGAATGGTAGTGATGGCCTCGGTGCGATCAAGGCCGAGACGGCAACGATTGTTACCGATACGAACGAAATTCAGGGGAAGCTGCCGACGAATAAGTTTATGGGTTCGTCTGACGGGGCCGACGACGACGGGACGCTGAATACTATTTCCACGAATGTCAGCAACGTGGAGACGGATACGCAGGATATTCAGGGCCGACTTCCTGCCGCGCTATCAAGCGGGAATATGAAAACCGACGTGCTGGCAATCTCGGGTGACACCACGGCCGCCGATAATCTCGAACTTCAGTACGACACCACGGGTCTGACAGGGGATACCTTCCCGGCGACTCAATCACAAGTTGGTAATATCGGTTCGTCGTCCGGCGGGTCGCTTTCGTTCCAAGTCGAGATTGACAATGCCATTACCGACACGATTGATAATGCGGCGGCAGTAGATAAGGGTTCGGGGCTGGTTGGGATTCCGGTTACGAGCCACGCCTTCACAGCCGATTTCGAGGTAACGATTGCCGGGTCAACTAATTATAACAATGCGTACACGATTGTCAGTGAGACGGCTAATGAGATCGTGATCACCGAAACTTATGCGGCGGAAACGTTCGGCGGGACAGAAACCATCATTTCGACCATCAAGACCATTGGCAAGGTTGGCACCGAGGCTGGGACATTCGCAAATACCGAAGCACAGGACAGTTCTTATCACGTCCTCACGAATGATGGGGATAATCTTGATTGGGTGTATCAGATCGATGTGGGCGGCGGTCGCACGGCGTCTCTTATCAAATTCAACGGCTATTTGACGGGCAATACCGACACCGTTAACATTCAGGCTTATGATTTCGTGGGGAGTGACTGGGAAACCAGAGCGGTTTTGCAGGGCACAGCACAGACGACGGATCAGACGCTATCAATTAGCTTACTGTCGAAACATACAGGAATCTCTGGCGCCGACCTCGGCAAGGCTCTCATCCGCTTCGTTGACGCCACCGCTGCTGGCCACGTTCTCGGCATTAACGAGTTGCTTATCGAGGCGGTTGGTATTGGGCAGACAGTTGGGTATGCCAATGGCCGGATTTGGATAGATACCGTTAATGGTATTGCGGGAACTGAGCCCTATGTTAATGGCTTGGCTGACAACCGCACAGACCTTCTTGCTAGTGCCAAAACTTTGTCCGCGCCGGGGGCGGTTGGCTTGACGGATTTCCATGTAACAAACGGCTCTACGATTACGCTGGCAGAAAGCACGGTTATGGAGTCGTATTTTGGCGACAACTGGACACTTGCGCTCGGTGGCCAGGATGTGGACGGGGCCTATTTCCAAGGTGCTCATGTAACAGGCGTTGGGACATCAGCAACAGAAGTACATTATGAGGGTTGTGATATTGGCACAATGTCGGTCCAGATTGGACACTTTGATTTCTGTGCATTCGGCGGTACTGTCACTCAAACTCTTGCAGGTGATTATGAATACCATAATTGCTATAGCAATGTTGCGGGATCTGGTGCCCCGACTTTCACAAAAACTGCGGGACAGGTAATTACTGCTGAATGGCGCAACTGGATGGATAGTATTACGGTTTCTGGATTGCAGTCTGGTGATACGATTACCATTAATGGTCGTCTCGGGACAGTGACATTGAACGGCGCAGATGCCACTGTTGAGATAAGAGGGTCTTATAAGAGCATTGTCAATAACTTAACCGGAAGCCCCACTGTGAATATAGATGGTGCATGGCAGGGTTCGGACATAGCGGACACTCTTACGGACACGACAGAGATCGGCACGGCTGGGGCCGGTCTAACTGACATTACTCTCAATGCGGCCAGCATCGATCTCGTGTACGATGAGCCACTTTCGGGCCATCAGACCCAAGGGACCGGCGGTGCAGCTCTTACGATGACAGCCTATGCTGGTCCTCACGGCCCGGGTGTTTATCTCGATGACGGGGTAGCAAACACGGGTACGACGCTTGGCGATGATGGTACGGTCGAGAATCCTGTCAGCACGATTGCTGCGGCGACTACCATCGCCTCGAACCTCGGAGTTCAGACGTTCTACTTAATCAATGATACTGTAATCACGCTGGCCCAGCCTTATGAAGGCTATACGTTTATTGGTCTTGGTGTCAGTAATAAAATTACGCTGGGCTCGTCAGATGTAGATAATAGCGAATTTCATAATCTTATCCTGACCGGAACGCAGGGTGGTACTGGTCAAATGCATACGATAGGTTGTTCATTAACGGCGCTCGTTTCTGCCGAAATTATTGCACATGACTGCTGGTTGATTGGGAACACGACACTTCGTGCTGCGACTACTCACATATTCAAAGCTTGTTGTAGTGCTGTAGCAGGAGCATCAACGCCTGACTTAACTTTCCCTGGCTCGGGAACGACGGAAGTGAGTTTCAGGCACTACTCTGGCGGGCTAACAGTTAAGAGTGCCACAACAAATGACACAATGTCTTTTGAAGCTGATGGCCAGCTTATCATCGATTCTACTTGTACCAGCCTTACTGTGAGTGTGCGCGGCAACTGTCAGATCACAGATAATGGCACGACGACCAGCTTGATCCAGGAAGCTGCGATAAATCTGACGAATATTAATGCCGAGATGGACACTGCACTCAACACGGCAATCCCAGGCGGATCTACAGCAGATTCGATCAATGAACGTATCGTAGCAATTGATGATTTGACCCAGGCTGCCGGGGGCGGCGATTTGGCGGCTATTCTGGGTGATACTAATGAATTACAAACGGATGATGTTCCTGGACTCATAGCAGCACTTAACGATGTTTCTGTAGCAGATGTTTTAACAACGCAAATGACTGAAGCATACGCTGCTGATGGTGCAGCACCTACTGTAGCACAGGCATTAATGATGATTCAACAATTGTTAGGTGAGTTTGCAATTTCTGGTACTACCCTAACTATGAAGAAAGTGGATGGTGCTACAACAGCTGCCACATTTACTTTGGATGATACCACTAATCCAACTAGTCTTACTAGAGCTACTTAATGGCTATCAGAACTGTTATCACACGGGGGTATGGTAATGGTACATTTAATGGAACAATAGCATTAGTTTCTCTACGTGGGTATATTTCATCTACTGTTGTACCCCCTTCACCTGAAGGAAATATAATATTTGGTCAAAGATACAACATGATTTACCCCCCAGTAGAAGATCCACTTAGACCTACCTCTTTAACAGAATTTACTATAAGAAAAAGAGATAAAAAGCCAATAATAACAGGTGGAGATCATTAAGATGAGAACCTGTAACAAATGCGGAACTAAACAAAAACCCATCATTAGTGGTGGAGATCATTAAGGAGAAAAATAAATGACAAGTCCAACTGTCTTTTTGGATGAACGATATATGCTTCGTCCAGAATATGAAACTAGAAATTATGACTTAGCTACAGACAGTCGTACTATGGATTTCCCCGCTAGTGGTATTAAAATTGCCGGGACTGCTGTAAGTGCAACTGCTGCTGAACTTAATTATGTTGATGTTACCACAGTCGGCACAGTTCAAGCAACTAAGGCTGTAACTGTTGATGCAGATAAGCGGCTTATTTGGACTACAACTAGTTCAACAACTGTTAATCCCATTTCCTTCACTAGTACTATGACTGGTGCTGGTACCACAGGAGGTCGCGCTTATTTTGAAATGACTACCAATGTTGCGCTCGGGGGCTGGGCAAACGCAATTAAAGCGTTTACTAATTTTGGTGCATCTGGGAGTGTTTCAGGACTAGGTTCAGCACTTGTTGCTGAAATTAACCTAGAAGCTGGAACTACAGTTGGTACGTATGCCCCTCTGGAGTCAGAGATAGTTATGCCATCTGGTGCATCCACTGGAACATCTACTAGCTTTTTATATTGTAACATATCAGGTACTGATGAAGGAACTGCTAATGCAAATATGTTCCTCTTTGAGCTTGGTGCTGGGGTCACTATTAATACTGGAGATATGATTCAAACCATCGCCGAGGCCACCGTTGCCTCGACCCATTCGATCAAGATTAAAATTGCCGGTACGACCTATTATATTCCGATAAATACCGCCCAAACCTTTTAATTAAATTATGCCACTATTTGACGACGTTTTACCTTTACCAAAAAAGAAAACCAGACCGCTTGACCTTAAATTAGGCCCAGCTTCTGGTTCGACAAATGAAGCTACTAAACGTCGTCATGAGACTAAACGTAAAAAGAAAAAGGCTGAACGAGATTTAAAAAAGCTACAAAAAGTAGATGCTGAAGCTCTTAAAGCCAAACAAATTCTTAAAAACGAGAAGATTATTGTAACTCAGGGTGAGTTTGATTCAGTACCTAGAAAAATTAAAGAATATTTAGCTGATAAAGAAATACTTTTTCAACCTCACCCTGGTCCACAAACAGCCTTCTTAGCTGCTTCTGAACGAGAAGTATTTTATGGGGGAGCTAGAGGTGGCGGAAAGTCTTACGCATTACTTGTAGATCCGTTACGGTTTTGTGGGAACGCATACCACACTGGTTTACTACTTCGTAAAACCATGCCAGAGTTACGAGACCTAATAGAACACTCTAAGAAACTTTATCCAAAAGCATATCCAGGTGCAAAATGGAGAGAACAAGATAAGGAATGGAGATTTCCAAGTGGTGCTAGACAAGAGTTTGGATATGCAGAAACTATCAGTGACGCCTTGCGATATCAAGGAAGAGCCTATAATTGGATTGGGATTGACGAATTACCACAATATGATAGTCCCAAAATATGGTACGACCTTCGAGGATCACTCCGTTCCGCACATGGAATACCCCTATATATGCGAGCTTCCGGAAACCCCGGAAACATAGGTTCACATTGGGTTCGGGAAATGTTTATCAATCCCGCTGCACCTGGAGAAGCCTTTGAAATAGTTGTTAATCTACCAGATGGTAGAAAGAAAATTATTACTCGTAGATTTATTCAGGCTAAGTTAAAAGATAATCCCTCACTAATGCAGAATGATGATTATCTTATTATGTTAGCTTCGTTACCTGAAGTAAAACGTAAGCAATGGTTAGAAGGAGATTGGGATGCGTTTGAAAATTCAGCCTTTCCAGAATTTAATAGAGCAGTCCATATTGTGGAACCATTTAAAATTCCAAATAATTGGACACGATTTAGGGCTTGTGATTTTGGGTATTCTAGTCCTGCTTGTATCTTATGGTTCGCCATAGATTTTGATAATAATTTAACAGTCTATCGTGAATATTATGGAAAAGGACTAACTGCTGATAAATTAGCTCAAAAAGTTTTAGAAATGGATCAAGGTGAGAATATACGTTCTGCTATTCTTGATTCATCTGCATGGTCTAAGAGAGGCGATGTTGGGCCTAGTATAGCAGAAGTTATGAATAGGATGGGTTGTCGTTGGCGTCCTTCAGATAGGTCAAAAGGAAGTAGGGTTGCTGGTAAACTAGAAGTACATAGACGTTTAGCAATTGATCCTATTACTGAAAAACCAAGATTACAGATAACTAACAACTGTAAAAATTTAATTAGAACCTTACCAACACTTCCGTTAGATGAAAACAATGAAGAAGATGTCAACACACATGCAGATGATCATGCTTACGACGCACTTAGATACGGGTGTATGTCACGGCCATTAAATCCGGGACAAGATGATAACTTTTTAGAAGATATGAAAAGAGGAATGGAACAAGATCGGATGATTGTGGATCATCAATTTGGATACTAAAGAAATAAATTAATAAAGGAGTATATATAATGCCTACACATGTAGGAAAAAAATTACCTGATTTTACTCGCAGCAAACATAAACAAGGCGACTTTAACCCAGATTTATCTGGAGGTAGTGTTGAGAAACGAGAGAAAAAGGGTCAAGATTTCACCAAAAATGCAGACCCTGGTGGAGATCAAAAAGCTTTTCCAACAACTAGTGGGGGGTTAGCTAGCAATGATGTTCATCCCTCTGTAAATGACAACTCATTAATAAAAGCATTTAATTAAGGAGTTCTAATGCCAAAACCGAAATCAAAAATTTTATCTGGCACACCTGGCTTAAAAGATACGGATGTACAATCCCAAAGAAAGTTTTTTAAGGACAGGATTAAAAAAGATACAAAATCTTTAAAAAGACTAGATAAAAAATCCGAAAAAGAACGAGCTAGACGCCATAAAGATAAGGTTAAATAATGCCTTTTGAAGAAACTGAAGGCCCTAAAGTAACAGCTTTTGAAGATAAGGACAAAGCGGATTCTTCGCAAGGAGAATTACCGGGTCTAGTTGCGACTATTAAAGATCGTTTTACTCGTGCTGAAGATGCTAGATATAGGCATGAACAACGATGGTTAAATGCTTATAGAAACTATAGAGGCATTTATAATCCATCTATGCAATGGCATGATGAGGAGCAATCTCGTGTATTTATTAAAATAACTAAGACAAAAGTTATAGCTTCTTATGGTCAAATATTAGATGTTTTATTTTCTAATAATAAAATACCATTAACTGTTGAACCCACTAAGGTTCCAGAAGGTGTTGCGGAATATGTTAATGTTCAACCAGAAGGACTTGCAGAACAAGTTCCTGAAGTAGAGAATCTAGATGTTTATGGATTTGATGGGGATGGTAAAGATCTTCAACCTGGGGCAACTCGTGAGACACTTTTAGGCGGATTGCAAAGTAAATATGAGGGATTGAATATTCAGGAAGGACCATCCCCTGATAAGACGAAATTCCCGCAACTTCAACCAGCTAAAATTGCAGCTAAAAACATGGAAAAAATAATCCATGATCAATTAGATGAGGCAAATGCACAAACAGTTCTGCGTCATTCTATTTTTGAAATGGTTTTACTTGGCCATTGTATAATTAAAGGCCCGTTTAATTATGATAAAACAGTGAATGATTGGCGACGAGGTGATAATGGCGGAATTGAACATTTTACTAGAGTAAAAACTATTCCTCTCCTAGAAGCTGTGAGTATTTGGGATTTCTATCCCGACCCTGACGCTGTAATTATTGAAGATGCTGAATGGGTTATTCAAAGACATGGACTTAATAGAAGTCAATTCCGTGATTTAAGAAATCGTCCGTTCTTTAGAGAATCAGCAATTGAAGAGTGCCTAGCTGAAGGTCCGAATTATGAGAAGCGAGGCTATGAAGATTCTCTTAAGAATGATGAATCTGGAACAGAATTTAACCAACAGAGATTTGAAGTACTAGAATATTGGGGAATCCTTGATAAAGATTTAGTTGAAAAATCAGGATTTACAGCAGAAGATTTAGATATTGATGTTGAGGATTTTGATGAATTAGATGAATTTCAGGTAAATGCTTGGATATGTGGTGGGCGTGTTTTACGACTTGTATTAAATCCTTTCACACCAGTTAGACTTCCTTATATTTCTTGTCCTTATGAAATTAATCCCTATCAGTTTTGGGGTGTTGGGCTTCCTGAAAATATGGAAGATACACAAATGGTAATGAATGGTCATGCTCGAATGGCTATTGATAATCTTAAATTAGCTGGAAACTTGGTGTTTGATGTAGATGAAACACAACTAGTTCCTGGCCAAAGCATGAAGATTTATCCTGGAAAAATATTTAGACGGCAGACAGGCCAACCAGGACAAGCAATTCATGGTATTAAGTTTCCCAGTACTGCTACAGATAACATGCTATTCTTCGATAAGTTCAGACAATTAGCAGATGAAGAAACTGGTATTCCTTCATTTTCACATGGTCAAACGGGTGTTACGGCAACAACTAGAACTGCTGCTGGTATGTCTATGTTATTTGGTGCTGCTGCATTAAGTGTAAAAACAGTCGTTAAAAATGTTGATGATTTTATTTTACGTCCTCTTGGTGAATCATTATTCCATTGGAATATGCAATTCAACAATGACGATATTGAGATACGGGGCGATTTAGAAATTCGGGCCAGGGGGGTCTCTTCTTTACTGCAAAAGGAAGTTCGCTCTCAAAGACTATTAACTCTTGGTCAGGTTGCAGCTAATCCTCTAATCGCTCCGTTTCTTAAATGGGATAAATGGCTTAGTGAGGTTGCCACAGAACTTGAAATTGATCCTGAAAAGTTTGTTAATAATCCAGAAGAAGCTGCTTTATTTGCAACTATGATGGCTAAACAGGCGCAACAACTAGAGGGTAGTAGCCCGACAGGCCCAGAAGGACAAACAGGTGCGGGAAATACTGGAGACGTTGGAAGTGCTGCGGGACCATCCGAACCAGGTTTTACAGGCACTCCACAATTATCAAATGGACAAACATCTAGCTAAAAAAGTAAATATAGTTCTTTACAATGATTCTTGGCAGTTCTTTGAACAATATTTGCAACAAGAATTAGATCGCGCATATGTAAAGTTTGATAACGCAAAAGAGCCGAAAGACTTTTACGCTGTACAATCTGAAATACGAGTTTTAAAACGTTTTCTTAATCTTAAAGAATCTATTAGACAAAGTTTGGAAAATTAAATGCCTGAAGGTTTTGTTAATCCACAACATGCAATATTGCCGGAGTTTCCCACAGGAGAACAGAAACCTTTTGGGGGGCTTCTCAGTAATCAAAGTTCTGATGGATTTCAAACCCAACTATCAGAAACTTTTAATAAACAAAGACGTAAAGATCAACCCTTATTAGAAGCATTTCTTGATGCTAATGGTAGGCTAGCTTTTAGATTTGTTGATGCGGGTGGAAATGCTATTGCTCAGCCAAGAGTAACAACTCCAGGATTTGTCCCATCTTCTTTAGGAATCACACCACCCACACTTCCTGGAACAACCCCTTCAAGCACTCCAAATGGAGTGGCTTCTCCAACTGCTTCTGAAAATTTAATTAACGATACTGGTGGATCTGGTCAAGACACGGCCGATCCTGCGCCCCCAAATACTGGCAATCTTTCTGCGCGGCAGGGATTCATGAATGCATTGGGGTTTACAAATCCAGTTACAGCAGCGATTGCGGTTGGGCGCGCCTTAGCAAATAGAGAAGATTTAACTATTACAGGGCTTATTGATGATGTCCGCGATTTACTCGGTATGTCTGAGGGTGAGGCTAGTCCGCCAGGAACAGGCGGTCTAGGGCAACAAAGTGGCCCCAGAGGCATGGGAGTTAGTCCAGCTGATGCACGTTCTAATAGACGTTCAAGAAGCGCATTCGATGGTATGAGTGCTGCTGGTACATCTGGGCCTAGTAGTGGGGTTGGCTCCCAGGCTGGACAATCTGGTGGGCAAGGTCCGAGTGGGACTGGTGGCAGAGGTGGTGGTGGACCGGCGAGCGGGGGTGTTGGTGGGGCTACTGGGCAATCTGGTGGTCAAGGCCCTAGCGGATCTGGTGGTCGCGGTGGTGGTGGTCCTGGTGGTGGTCCTGGTGGTGGAGACCCGGGACCAGATGCGGGACCAGGTGGTCCTGGCACCGGATTTTAAACACAAAAGGAATAAATAAAAATGCCAATTACTTCAGGTGAGATACAACAAAATCTCAAAAACTTAAAACCAGAACAGTTACAGAAACTACAACGGTTTCTTACACCAGGATTTGCGACTGTTGCTGGTGTATTATTTGGGGATGATGTTGGAGACTTTTTAAACTCTATTGCTAATCCGGCTATGCAATTAGTTCCTGTACCAGTAAAAGCTATTCAATTTCTAGGAGAAGATAAGGTTAACAAGTTTTTTCAAAAGGCAGCAGAAAATGCTGATCTTGTTGAACAAGAACAAATGGCAGCGCAGCCCCAACAGGGTGGATTTGCAGCGCCACAACAAGCACAACAACAAGCTCCCGAGAGTCCTCCGGCTCCCACGGGCTTCTCTAATCGCCCTCAGCTACCATTACCCACTACTAGTAATGCCCTGAGTGTAGATAATCAACCAATACAATAATAGGCCACGGTCGTTAAACTATTAACGACTCCCCTAGGAGGAAGAAATGGCAGACAAAACAAGTATTGTCAGACGCCCTTATCATGGTGAATACCAAGAAGAGTTATCTGATGATAAAAAAACAGAAACAGAAATCAACGTATCTGATTCTGATAAACCTAGTGAAGAGGCAGCTACCTCTGAAGAGAACCCTTCTGATGATTCTGCTGATGCTGAAGAAACAGTTGAAGCTGGAGACAAGGCTAGTCAAGAAGAAGATACTGAATCAACAGAAGCAACTTTAACTAAGAGCCCTGAAGAACCTGAAGCTAAGGTTTGGAAAAAACGCCATGACGATGGAAGACGGTATCAAAGTAAGTTACTAGATCGTACTAAACAGCTAGAGCAACAGCTTAAAGAGAAAGGCACTGTATCACTTCCAAAAAGTAAGGAAGAAATAGATGAATGGAGACAGAAGTTTCCAGACGTTTATGATATAGTTTCTTCAATTGCTGCTATGCAGTCTGATGAAAGAACTTCTAATGTTCAGAAACAGCTTGAAGAAGTTAGTCAAGCTCAAGAAGAAGTAGTATTTGAACGGGCCTATAATAAAATCATTAAAGTTCATTCTGATTTTGATGAATTAATAAATGATACAGCATTTCACGCCTGGGCTGAAACTCAGCCTACTACAATTCAAAATGCATTGTATGAAAATAGAAGTGATTCTGCTGCGGCTATTAGGGCTATTGATCTGTATAAATATGATCAAAAGTTAACTAAATCAAAATCTACTCCTAAAAAAGATGCTGCAAAAGCTGTTACGAAAACTAAAACTAGTGATCCCGTCGAAGGCAAAGAGCCCAAGATTTGGACTGAAAAAGAAATCCATGCTCTTTCTGCTGCGGAATATGAGAAACTCGAAGATGAGATTGATATTGCTGCAAGAGAAGGCCGTGTTGTCAGGGCGTAGTAGGAGATAAAAATGGTCTTTAGTTCAGCTGCTGGTCATACGAACCTCCCACAAGGGAATTGGGTTCCTACGATCTTCAGCAAGAAAGTCCTCAAGTTTTTCCGACGAGCTTCGGTAGCGGAGGACATTACGAACACAGATTATTTTGGCGAAATCGCTAATCAAGGCGATACTGTCCGAATAATTAAAGAGCCAACAATTACTATATCAGATTATTTCCGTGGTACAAAAGTTATCCCACAAGATCTTGATGATACTGAGGATACTCTCACTGTCGATCAGGGCAAATACTTTGCATTTAAAGTAGATGATATTGAGGTTAAACAGTCTCATATTAACTGGGAAGCTTTAGCTACAGGTTCAGCGGCATATGCTCTTAAGGATGCTTACGATACTGCTATCCTTTTATATATTAGTGGACAAGTTCCGTCTGCTGCTGATTACGGAACTACTGGTGCCCCAATTGATGTTGGTTATGCGGCTGGGGAGGTTAGTCCTCTTAACGTCCTTACCCGCCTTTCACGACTTCTGGATGATAATGATGTTCCAGAAGAGAACCGTTGGTTTGTTGCGAAACCCATTTTTTGGGAGGTAATGGCTGACGAGAACTCGAAATTAATGGGTGTAGATTTTACTGGTGATGCTAACTCCAAACTCCGTAATGGTAGAGTTACGGATGGACTAATTCGTGGTTTCCGTTGTTACAAGAGCAATAACACTCCAATTGATACTGTGGAAGTTGGTCTTGCTGGTCATATGTCGTCTACCGCGACTGCTTCTCAAATCGCAAAAACAGAAATGATTCGCGATAACGATAGCTTTGCTGATATCGTTCGTGGTCTCCATGTGTATGGTCGTAAGACCCTACGCACTGAGGCCCTAACTCGCGTGTTATATTCGATTGATTAAGGAGAAATAACATGGTCACACAAACAATTACGAAACCATTATTTGGAGCTAGTGGACACCCCACTAAACATAATCTACCCTATTTTACTTCGATTGTTTTAGACTTTGGTTCTACCTCACATACAAACGCAGATGTATTTGAGGCAATAACAGTTCCTGCAAATACTATGGTAATTGCTGCTGGGGTTGATCTTCTGACTGCTGATGCGGCTGGAAATAGTGGTACACTTGCACTAGGCGATGGTTCTGTCGTTTATGTTGCTGCTGCTACTGTTGCCACAACTGGGCAGATGACTCACAGTGATGCAGTTGCTGAAATGTTTGTATCTTATGATACAATCAATACATTAGATCTCACTGTTGCAACAGGTGTGTTGGATGGTGTGGTTAGAATTTGGGCGTTAATGGTTGACTATACTGATCCAATTATTGCTCAAAGAGTTACATTCGCTTAAACTTAGAGGATTATAAGGTGGGTGTTAATTCATCCACCTTATAAATTAAATTTATAAAGATGCATTTACTAATATAAGTAAAGGGAATAAATTTTTAGATGGTTAGCTCATATCTTCAGCTTACAAATAGAGTACTAAGACGTTTTGGAGAAGTCGAATTAACTTCTGCTAATTTTGCAGCAGCTACAGGTTTTCATGCATTTGTTAAAGACACGATTAATGATTCCATTCAGGATATAAACGAGGCGGAGATAGAATGGAGTTTCAATATAAATACTAGAACGGATACCTTAACAAGAGGTATTGCTGAATATGTTTTACCAACAGGCTTTCGATCTGTTGATTGGGAGTCATTCTTTCTTTTTCCATCTGGCCTAATTACAAATGGAACTTTTGATTCTGCTATTACTAGTTGGACAGATAAATCTTCTGGTACTGGTTCTTCTGCACACACTACAGATGGTGGAGGTAGAGCTAGACTAGCAGGAGGTGCATCAGGTACTGGAGCATTAGAGGAGTCTGTAGTAACAGTTGCTAATAAAACCTATAGAGTTAGTTTCAGAATATTTAGTGGTTCTATTACACTTAAGATTGGGACTACAAGTGGTGGAACAGAAATCCTCTCTGAAGAATTTACAATCACTAATACAGGAGAGGGAACGTATTACTCGAAAACTTTTGTTCCGACTACTGCTTCAACTTTTATCGGTTTTAGTCATACTACTAATGCTAATCACGACTTTGATACTGTATCTGTAAAAGAAGACTTAAGACCAAATTATTTACAACATAGATCAATTGATATTTTTAATGCCTATTTTAGAGAGGATGATTTTCATTTAGAACCTAGTACTTTTAATACACCCGATTTTGTCTTTCCAACAAATGATGATAAATATATAATTTCACCTGTACCAGATAATGAATATAAATTAGAATACAAATATTATGTACCTCCTACAATACTTTCTACTGATACAGACACAACTACTATTCCAACACGTTATGAACATGTTATAATTGATAGAGCAATGTTTTATGTATTTATGTTCCGTGAGGATGCAGAATCAGCTACTATAATGGATACTAGATCTAACATTAAAGTAGAACGAATGCGCATTGAATTAATTAATAAGCCAGATAGGATATATGCAGGCGTATGGCCCAGAATAATCGTAGACAGTTTCTTAACCGTATAGTTGTACCTGCGGGTACAAAAGCTTCTCATGATACTTTTACTGGTTTGAGAGGTGAAATAACTTATGTTATAGATAGTAATGATCTATATGTACACGATGGGGCTACTCAGGGGGGTTTTCAAGTCACCCCTGTTCCTAGTAGTTTGTCCAAAACAGATGGTAATTTTATTGTTGGGGACGGTACAGATTGGGTTGTTGAAAGTGGAGCAACTGCAAGAGCCTCATTGGGACTAATAATTGGGACTGATGTACAAGCTGATCTGGATTTAGTACCACAAGCTGAAGCAGAGGCTGGGACTGCTACAACAGAACGGGTCTGGAATGCTGAGCGCGTAAAACAGGCCATAGCCGCATTAGAGACTGGTGGTGGGGGGTTGAGTGATCTTGTAGATGATCTTACGCCTCAACTTGGTGGTGATCTCGATCTAAATAGTAAAAATATTGACTTTCCGTCTACTCCAAACATAAGTGATTGTTTAGATGAAGACACTTTGGTTTCTGATAGTGCAATTGCATTGGCTACTCAACAATCTATTAAAGCATATGTGGATAGCACCACGGGACTCGGCAACTTAGTTGAAGATATAACCCCCCAACTCGGGGGTGACCTAGACCTAAATGGTAAGAATCTAGATTTCCCTACTACACCAAATATCTCGGACGTATTGGATGAAGATAATATGGCATCCAATAGTGCTACGAAGTTGGCTACACAGCAGTCGATCAAGGCGTATGTTGACACGAGTGGTGGGGGTCTTCCTGCTGTCGATACCACCTCAATTGTTGAAGACCCCGCAGATGCCACGAAGGAAATGCGTATAGACGTTGGTGCTGTTGCTACAGCTACAATTCGAGTACTCACGATGCCGGATCAGGATATTGATTTAACACCTGTATCTGGAACATTCCAAAGCTCTTTAGAGTATGAAAACGTAGTCGATCACGGCGCGGTGAATGATGGCACAACTGATAACGTTACGGCCTTTGCAGCAGCGCAAAGCGCGTCGAGCAGCGGTACTGTCTATGTCCCCGCAGGTGGAGAATATTTCCTTAACACTTGGACGGTCACAACGGATTTAAGACTTATAGGCCCTGGCACCATTGTCCCACCTAAAACAACGCCGTTTCTCAGGTACGATGGGCCTGCCCAAGTGACTGGGGATCATCGCGCAATTACCGCCGTGGCCGTGGACACGTCCATCAACGATATGCCGCTGAGCAAGATTACCTGCGTCGTGACGGGATATAAGTTCGGCGATGTGGTTTCAATTCGTTCCTTTGACAACTACCCGTGGGCGACAAGCAACGAGAAGGCTGCGGAACTCGCGACCATTGCGGAGGTGGGGGTGGGGTTCGTCATTCTCAACAAGAAACTGCACGACCATGACATCTTCGATGGTGGGACCAACCCTAAGATTGTGAAGCTCGCTGATACCGTTCTTGTGATCGACGGGCCGAAGATCAA